ATGGCTGGTAACCTTATCCCTATTCCTGGAGTGGGCCAGGGCATAGGTGCGCTTGCTGGCGGCATCATCGGCGGGATAATGGAGATCGTTGACCACACTAAAGGCACAGAAGAAGAGCTTGCGAAGCAAAGGGCAAACGAAGAAAGAAAAGACAGAGAGCGAGCAGCGGCTAGATCTCAAGAAGCGTCTCAAATGCAGTTCACTGCCGAATACATTAGAAGAAGCACAAGGGAAGCTCAGGTTTCCGATCCCAAAGTACAACAAATGCTCGTAGATAATCTGCGAGAAATTCGAAAAATGAACAACCTACTAGCGGCTAGAGGTAATAAGGGCACACTCCCAATCGGGGATCAGTAATAAACATGGTAAGTTTTTTAAAAGATTTATTCAAAGGCTTTGATGGGAAGCTTAATAAGAACAAGCGACTTCTTCAAGAGAGAGCCCACTTAACTCTAGAGTTCCCCCACAGCGAGGATAGAGTTATTAGAACCTTCATCCCTTTTTTGGAGAACCCTTCGATAAAGGAGAGAGGCAAAGCTAATCTTAATGAGTATAACCTAGTTGGTCGAGCCGGTCAATTGTTCTCTTATGGAGGGGCTCAGTCGAGAAGGTTCTCAGTAACGTTTAACTTTAGCTTATTGCACTTAATTGAAGTCAATCTTGAAGAGGGCATAACTGATAAATTTACCAGACAATTTAAAACTTTTTTCACTGAGAGGGAACAGGCTATTGAACTATTTTCACTTGTGAATGAAATAAACACCGAAAGAGAGGCACAATCTCTGGGGCTACAAAGTGTAGAGTTCACAGATCAGAATGTAAAAAATATTACCAAGAAACTTAATGAAAAGCAGAGAGTGACAGATATTAGTATTGAAGATCCTCAGGGCAAAGGAAGAAATCACGCACAAATCAACAGAAAATACTACCGGAAGATAGCTGGTTTAATAACTAATCAAGAGCCTTTCTTTGATGCTGAAGCAGTTGTAGACAGCTTGCTTCCATTCACGGTTAATGATGAAGAGGAAGATCAGGATAACGTAAAAACATTAAATGATTCCATAGATCTCATTTATGTTTGGTTAAACTTAATTAGAGCTTCTGTTCTCAACCGATCAGACAATACGATTTATGGGCCACCCATTGTTAGGTTAACTCATGGCGCAATGTATAACAATATTCCATGCCTAGTAGAAAACTATGACATAAATATAATAGAAGAAGCTGGATATGAAGTCACAACTCTCACTCCCAAAAGACTAGAAATTACCATGAACATGGTAGAAACAAGAACTGGTGACTTTGGCGATTACGCTGCTGGCAGGGTCGTGACTGGAGATAACCTAACTGGTTGGGAGTCTATTATAGGTAATAATGAATTAGACCCATACAACGGAATTGTTGGTCAATCTGGAGATTTTAATGACTTATAAGAATCACTTAAAAGCGGGCTTTAGGGAGACTACTCATCGAGATAAGAAAGTTGTATCTTCTTTAAACTCCACTGAGTTTCAATCTTTTTTAAAAAGCTTAACTGAGTCCTCATACAAAGTCGGCACTATCCCTCCTGGATTTGAGCATAGAGCGGATAAAATTGCTGATCTATTCTACGAGTCTCCTGATCTTGATTGGCTTGTTTGTTGGGCTAATAACGTTTCTGATCCTTTTCAGCAATTAAACGCTGGAGATCGTATTAAGATATTAGACCTGTAGCATGAAGTCCTTCCCTTACAACGCGATCATCACAAAGTCTCCTGAAGTGATAGACTCCTTATTTTTCCCCACGAACAGGCAGAGGATAAGTTTTGATCAATTTATAAGGGACTTACCAGAGGAAGATAAATCAAACCTTCTTGTTCTATCGCCAGGAAGAGGTTATGGCTTTTTAGAGCTTGACATAAACTTTCCTGAAGGTGGGGGTGTTAATAACTATGTTAATCTTAAGATGGTTGATACTTCAGAAATTGTTGATTTCTTTGTTGTTGATAGACATCCCGTGGACAATGAAGTTATTAGAAGATTAGAAAGATCTGATAATTTTTTTAAAGACAAGATCCAAAAGCTAATAAAGAATTCAGGAAGGTTTTACTTGTCTTTTGGTGTTGGTGATGATCTTAGAAAATGGTCTGGCCCATACTCAATGCAGATTAGCAATGCGGTCATGAACGTAAATGCTGATGGAGTTAGGGAGATTGATTTAGGCTTTATTCCAAATCCTGAAAGTATTAAAGTATTCACAAACAGATTTTTTAATGACGCTGGTTACGCTCAGTTAGAATCCAAATTTGATTCTAAATCTAGAAAGAACAAAGAGATAGAAATAAGGACTGATTGTATTTTTGATGTTGAAAACGGCAGTCTCCCAGTTCGAAAGCCAGGGGGAGATAGTAGATGGAATTACTGGGTTAGAAGAGTAGTAGCTGGATATTTAAACAACCTATACCCAGGCACGCCTGTCGGAAACATACTACCCTTATTTGGAACTGATCTTGATAGGCCAGCCGTAGGATCTAGTGATATAACTAATGGGATAATTAATATACCAAATGTAAATGAAAAAACAATTCTGGATCACGCTAAAAACTTAGCGAAGTTGGGGATACTAATTACCGTTGAAGAAGAAGTTAAAGAATCTAAACCCAAAAAAGATCAAACTGAAAAAGTCTTACAGCAAAAGAGAGGACCTAACTCTACTATTGATTCTGGCACAGTGGACTCTCCTGTGGATGCATTTAAGCAAGAAACAATTCCTGTTGACCCTGCATTTAAATCAGGCACAATTTCTGTAGACGCCGCACCTCTTGACCCATCAAGATTCGTAGCTGGAGAGTCGGACAATGAAAGGACAAATCGCATTGCTCGTGAGAGAAGAGAACTGAACTCATTAACCAGAGGGGGACGTAGTATCCCAAGATCTAGCCAACCACCCTCTAGGGAAGAGATTCTTAATCGTTTAGCAGATGGGATATCACAGCCGGTGGTCGAATCTAAAGTAGCAAGACAAAATCCAGACTATCTAGCAGAGACTGACAATCTTCTACCTCCAGTCATTAAGAAAGCTAAAATGACTATGATGCATAGGTGGAAAGCCGAGGACACCTCAGACTCTCTAAACACTTTAATGGCTCCCCTCTACACTTTTTACAGAGGTGTGAGACAACGTCGAAGCAAGAACATTCAATTTACAATGTTTGAAGAGACAGACTCACACATTCTCAAATTCTTGAAAGAGTCTAATGTGATAGAGGACGAAACCAAGCCCGTAATTGTTTTTGGTGAGAAAGAGATAATTAAAAACCTAATGTACCCTGCTCAGGAGTATGCCACTGTAGCTGCCGCTCATGAAAATAATGAGTTCAAAGACTTCCAAGGCTCTGCTGCTGGAAGTGAAGTTGGATTTGAATCAACTTTTACATACAACCCCACGGGCCGCTTGGGTGATTGGCCTAGGTATTCTAAGAAATTTGTAAATCACTTTTACAATTCTGTCAGAGGCCGCACTTCTTCTTTCGGGGAGGCGATCGACTTTGGACCTTTCACTAAATCATTGAAAGATAAGGTAAAAGGCAGTGATTTGGTTTTCATGCATAATGTAAAAAACACAAATGTTTTAGACGTTAGGTTTGAGAATGTAGGGTATTACGCGAGTTTATTAAGTTTAGCTGCGGAGTCTAAACTATTATCGGTGGCAAACAACAAAGCAACTTCTGAAATAATATCTGATAACAGATTGGGCTTATCGGAGATAGCTGAATACGTTTCTAAGAAAACAAAAGACATTCCAAAAGACGATATTAAGTTAAACGTCTTGGAGATGTTAAAAAAAGATAAAGGGCTTAAGAGACTTGTATTTTTAAAAGATGATTTAAAAAATACAAAAGTCGTAGACTTTTTAGATGTTATCACGTTCTTAGTAACAGGTGATGCCCTCCCTTCCCCAGGCCCCGTTGTAAAGGTACGACCTGGAGAGAGGCACAAAGTTTATGCTGATGTTCTAGAGGATATAAGCAAGTATACTATAAATGCAGATGTTAGAACCGTTCCATTCTTTAATCAACCCAAGCTTTTTGGAAGAGAGTGTTTTCTTTTTGGATTGAGCAATAAAGTTGTCGGATCCATTCTAGATAAAACAAAAACATACGCTCCCTTTACCGGAAGATATCTAGTAGTGGGGACTAGACACTACATGTCTAGCAATGATGCATTTTCAAGTTTTAAGTTGTTAAGAATAGATGCAGTGGGGAATCCTACTCAAGAGTCATTGGACATTTTAAACATGACCATTGGTGAGTTTGTGGGGGAGTTTATGAGTTACATGAACGTGAGGGTAGGAGAGGAGGAAGACCTAGAAAAGCTTGCTCAACGTGGTGAAGAGCGCGGTCTGTTTATTAAACCGGCTATTCAAAGGTTTGTTAACTATTTTAAAAACTTATTTACGGATTAAAATGAAAATAGTAAAAGGACAAGTTGTATCGAATGTTGACGGAACTAGGTCAGGTGTGTTCATGGCAAAGTTTCCTAGCATAAACGCAGGGGCTCATCCAGTTACTTACACTTCACCGTTTTTCAAAGTAAACGCTGGAGGTTTTCTTGCGATACCCGAGGTGAACGATGAAATTTTAGCAGTCTTTAATCCTGATCCACCAGACGATGAGCAGATGTTTTACTATCATTCTACCATCGTATCTAAGAAAAACCTAAGCTCTGAAGAAGAGAATTCTAACTTCAAGGTTATACCAGACAATGATAGGCAAGTTTATGGTGATAAATCAAAGCCAGTCATGCAGCATTTTACAAATCATGCAGGTGCTGGATTATACATCCATAGAGAATTTACAGCGTCTAAAATCAGCAATAACGTCACCATGCGATCTGAAGGTGGTGAAGAGGTGAACGTGGGTCCGGTGGGTGTTCAAATACGAAATGCTGATGGAGATTCCATTATTTTAAATGGGGCGGAGCCTAATGATGCTTACGCAGCTAGATCTCTCTCGATCGAGACCAGGGGATCCCAGCAGTATAAATGCACTGGCTCAGATATTAACATGCGTATTGTAGACGGTGGAGATATTAATATTGAGAACAACTCAACAGGACTTATGTCCTTGGGTAAGTGGTTTGGTAATATCAGACTAAAAAGTAGGTTTCGTAATATTGATTTAGCAGCCCTTGGTCCTGCAAGTCATGTAAATATCTATACACTTGGAGCAACCATTCAAGTAGATGGAACAGGAGCAGTGAAAGTTTTAGCAGCAGGAAATATAGATTTTAATAGTGCTGGCTCGATTAATCTTAATGGAGCTTTGGGCGTTAATATCTTTGGAGGTCAGGGACTTAATTTAGGATCAACAGGTTCAGTGGCCCTAAATGGGGCTAGCATCCTTCAGAATGGGATTCCTCTATTATTCTCGGCAGGAGCACCTGGATCCGATTTTACTAATAGCACACCCGTCCCTGGCGGTGCTGGCATACCTGCTCCTCCACCAACTTTCACACCTAACGATTATCTTGATCCTGGAGGTGCAGTTTAATGGCATTTGATGCAAAAACGTTTTTAGCAGGTGGAGGCAGTATATCAAATTTAGCCACCTCTTTTGGTATTCCTAGTTGTGCTCTCGGTCTTGCCAGCGATGTTCTAGGTTTAATCCCAACCCCCATTCTTTTGGCTCTTCGTCAGGCGATGGTGGCGGCAACCCAAATAGCTGATGCCATTATAAAAAGAATTAACTCTTACATTAGAGATCTTTTAGGTATTTCACTGTTTCCTAATAGAGATGGATTTTTTGGTTTCTTCTCAAATTCCTCTAGATTTGGATTAGATCTATTTGCTGGTATTACAGCGGCAATAGGAGCATTCCTTGCCGTGGTAGGCACGATTCAAGCATTAGAGACAAAGCTTGAAGAGGCCAAAAAGTGCATGAAGTCCTTCAAGGATTACTTGGACTTTACAGGAGGTAACGCTGCCAAGAAAAGGGAGGAACTGGCAGATCTAAGTCCTGAGATTTACAAAGAATTAATAGATTCTCAGTTTTCTGTTTATCTTGATCAAGCTCAACAAGCTCAAGACTTTATAGATGAGGCAAACGCTCAAATAGCTGTCATTGATGGCATCCTTCTTGCTAGAACTTTAGATCCCTCCTTGGAGCCTGGGGAGGAAGACGAGATCACCGAATCGGTATTTCGCCTTGAAGCTGGTCCTCCAAAGTCAACATCTGGTAAATTTATCCTATCCGTTGACGGGTTATACTACGATTCTCAAACCGATGGAATTCAACCTGCCCTCCTTGAGCTTGCTGAAAGAGAGGACGACCTTAAATTTAAAGAAAGAGGATTTACCAACGGAGATCTTTGGAAACTTGAATTTGATCCCAGCTTAGGTGGTAGAGGCATTCCCTTAACATCCAATGACTTAAGATATTATTTCAATAGTATATTAGATCCTGATCAAGTTGATAACTCACGGACAATTACAAAGTACTACAATCAGGATGAGCTTCTATTAAGCTTAGAGGGGCAGAAAGATAGAAGAGTTTTCGATGTTTCATCTGAGTTACAAGAGTTAATTGATGACAACTCATCTCAAGCGATTATTGATAATATGCGTCAAGTAATGTTTTCTGATACCGCTCAGTTCCAAGACAGAATCAATAAACGAAAGAAGCAAATTGAATTAGCTGTTAAGATTCCCACTTTCTTAGGTAAGGGTCCTCAGTATACTCCAGGTAACGTCCCTGTCAACGACTTCTCGTACTTAGCTGGGTCTAACTTTTTAGTGGATATTGAAAATCAACGTAAAATTACTTTAGATCAAACTGATGTGACAGGCGTAGTATTACCACTAGAAGTTAAATTTACTGAGAAGATTGAAACTACGGACACGGTGTTCCTTGATCATATTCTTCTTGCTAATGTTGCCAGGGGTGAAACAGTCGCATCTCCTTTAGAGCCTTCTGCCGCTTCGTTACAAATAACGGATAGGATAGTGGAGGATGATTTGTTTGCTCTATACAATTATCTATCAGTTGAAACTGATAACCCCTCAGGCTCTAACTTTGGAAATCACAATTCAAGCCGGTTAGGAGTTGATGTTAACTCTCAAATAGTTGGTGATTTCTCCAGCATTTTCGATAGGGGTCTGGGTGTTCCCTTCTTTAGTGGAGTCTCCTTTCCTAAGGAGGGATCATCTGAAATTGAAAGCATGGGTAGTTATGTTAAACTTCCTGAAAACTCTGATTTTCAAGATTTCCTCTACAACACCAATGGAGCCACCTTTGAATCTTGGGTACATATGCCCGATTTAGATGGGACTACGTATGGTTGGAATATGCATGATAACAGTACGCTAGGATTATATAGATTAATTCTTGCTAATGAAAATGTAGGGTTGTCCGAGTCCAAATCTCCTCAACCTAATATTAATAAATTACAAGCAGATAGTGGCACTGGTATTGTTCGGGGTGCTATACTTGGGTTTACACGAGACAGGAGATTTACATTGGGATTGGACCCTAGCAATGATAATGGGGATAACGATATAGCTAACCTGTCTCTTGTTCTAGCTCCCACACAATCCTACGATTCCTCTAGCGCAGGATTTATTACAAATAGTCAGAGAGATTGTAATAGAACTTCTCCCTATGGTTTGACGGTTCCTGTCTTCGATACCTTTAATGGAAAGTCACTATCCAGTTGTGGCAATTCCTTTGTGCAATTATCGGTGTCGTTAGACCCTCAAAAGGATGAAGTCAGAGTCTATGCTGACGGCGTCAAGCTGATGACATCTAGTTATCATGACGTTTTCCCAACTACAAGAACGGGGCAAACTTACAAAGCCCCTTCCATAAAACAGAACAATTCTTTTGAATATTCAGGAGGCCCTTCATTGGACACTTACTTTACTCCTTGGATTCTCGGAGGCGGATATACAGACGGATTATCAGCAGGCAACTTCATGGGAGGTGAGTTTGGCGGTAAAGTAAGCGGTTTGAAGGGTTACTTAGGATGTACTAGATTTTACTCAAAACCTCTTGATGACAGCGAGGTGCTAAATAACTACAAAGCAACTCAGAACTTCTTTAAGAATGTTGAAGTACCCAACTCTATGTGGGAACCCCTTGAGATACCGTAATGCCAAAAATTAATCCTGATATCCCTGCAAACTCAGTTCAGTACTTCTCCAATGCTAGAGGAGTTAATTATCTCCCTTCGTTAGACTCAGAGTGGGAAAAGAGTGGATACCTACCTAGACCAGATTTTGTTACAGCGTTCGATCTTAATGCTAAAGGTAATTCGGACGGTTTGCCACCTCCTGCTCTCTTCACAGAAATTGGCGTTGCTGAGTCCAAAATTTTTGTAGGAGTTAATCCGGCATCAATATGGTATTACTATAATGAAAGTGATCATGAGAAGGGATTAATTAAGTTAAAAAAATTAGGAATTAACTGTATACGAACTCCTTTATTCTATGACATTTACCATTTCAATGCCACCAGTTATTTAGAGAATGTAAAAAGTTTCTTAAAAATGTGCGACCGGCACAATATAAGAGTTCAGTTTGTTTTATGGGATTCTGAGCAAAGCACCAGAACTATTAGCTCTGTTAGCGGACTAGCTGCATTATCCGAGCAAGCAACACCAAATCTTACAACGGCATTAACTCTGGAGAAAGCTAGAAACCCTAATATTACTTTAGCAGCTTCCCCTTCATTTTTCAATGCATCGGCTGGCCCTTACATAGATGCTTTAGCTAGCTCTGTCTCATCTTATCAGTCTATGTGGTGCTTTGATTTGTGCAATAAGCCTACATCAGAATTTCTTAATTTAGCGGTATCTTCTCAAGCAAGACTTAATCAAAATTTATCATCAACAAACATAAAGTATACATTCTCCCCTAAGGATGGATTAAATATATTTAATGACACAGATTACTTGGACAATGGTCGAGGCACTGGCCCGAGTGGTTCTTATGGTATTGAAGATATTAAGACGTTTTCTAGTTTGATTGACTTTGTATCAGTTCCTTTTATTGCAAATAATGATTATGCATTTAACAGATATTTAAATGGATCTATAAGTGGAACCTCTTCTTCAGGTATAAATAAACCTTTCATGGTTTACGCGGCCTACGATCCTGAAGTTTCTCAGAATCTTAATACAACCTTAGATGTTCTTCAAGCTAGTTCTGTTGGATACTTCAATAATTTGGGTGTTATTGACTCGCCTTTTAGTTTTGGATTTGATAAATTAAAATTTGGAAACATTTACTCTGATGGGGAGTATCGAGATCTTAAAGCTGCAAACTCCCTGCTTCTTAAAGCTCAAGATGCTAATTGGTTCAATAGGAGGGATATATCTAAAGCTGCTAATCTTAAAGAAAAACAAGAAAGTTCTTTCTCGGGAACTTCCAATGAACTAACAACTTTAGATAGCTCTGTATCCCCGAAAGCGGTCCAATCGTGGGACATCCTTAAAAATTATTACGTAAACGCTGGTCCTAATCTTCTTGAAGGGCTCGGTAGATCTGATAAAGCTTCTCAGAAATTTAAAGCTGGATTTGATTCTGAATTTAGTCAATCAGTAAATCACAATGTGATGGCTTCCTCGTTTAACGATAACAGCTTAGAGGAAAATCTTAGGATACTTTATAATTTTGATACTCACTTTCCCCCTCTGTCTAACTTCACTTTTTCTGTTTCGGGTGATAATTGGCAAAAGATTAATGAGTCAATGGTCATAAGAAATGGATTTTTACAATCCCTTGCCAAGTTTGTGGTTGATTATGATTCTGATACCGTGGGGTATGCGGAGCTTAGAAACAGCACATATGATACGAACCCAATTCCTGATTATGAAAGGGGCGTATTGACGGAATTAATAGAGTTTATGACGGACTCCTTTACTATACAATCAGGCGGTAAAAAGGGCGAAGTTTGGACTAGAAATCCAACTACTACAAAAATAACAGATCTGTCATCTACCTTTACCTACGAATATGCTTATGCTTTCTATGGAGTTTCAGATAGCGGGACGGACTTTTCTAACTACTATGATAATTATTACGAGAAATTAGTAAACCAACTTAAGAAATGCTTAATGTGGATATTTTGGAAGGGGACCACAGATACTGAGTTTAAGATTGTCAGTGATTCCTTCCTAAGCGATATATCTTTTGTAGCTTCCTCAATAAGTTCTGTTGAGATTTATGATTCGACCGTGACTGCTAATGATACCTACACTCCAGGAAACCTGAACTCTGTAAAGTCACCTCTCTACACCGTTGAAGTTTACAACCCATCTACAAGTCTTTGGGCTTCTTCCTTTGTGACAGTTGTATCAGGTCAGGCAAGACAGATAACAAGCGAGCAAGCTACGGGTCCTTTCTCTTCTTACGGTATAGGGGTTAGTGGGTCTAACGCCCCGATTAGCTTTACAACTTTCGGAACGAGTGGTATCGCTAAGGTAAGAGTTAAGAAAACTAACGCGCAGTCAATTACATCAAGTGAGGTGTATCCTAAGAGAAGCTCTAAGATTAGACAACCAAGCATTTTTACATTTGGTGACGCATCTACAAGAGGTATTGAGTTTACTACTTACATTGGTGATAAGTTATATATTGAAATAGACGGCAATACAAGTGCTCCTTTGTGTATATTCGCGGATCCTTTCAAACCTGCGATACCTTCTGGACTGACAACCTATGCAGGCCAGAACAGAGCCACCTACAGTAGAGAATCCAATCTCAATTTAACTTCTGGCACAAATTCATACAACACAGTTAATTGGGATGTTAGTGCTAATCGGTTTACCTCATACCCTGATAGTCTTTACTTTCCGCCAGGGGTGCATGACCTAAGTGCAGGACTTCCATTATCTTCTAACACGGTTGTGTACATTGATGCTAACGCTTATATCAAAGGTGGATTTGATCTTGTAAGCGGCTATGATTGTAGATTCTTAGGTAGGGGTCTGATCTCAGCAGAGATGTATCCTAGACAACCCTTTATAGAGTCTGTTAAATCTGATATTTCAGACGACGCTGCTGGCTTTTATATGCCCATAGGCATTAGTGTATCTTCTGTATCCGAACAATACCCAGGAGCAACAAGCAGTGAATGGCCTGGAGCAGTAGTAGAGGGTTTAGTTTTAGCTAATCAGGCATTCTATGGGACGGGTCGTTATGCTTGTAATTCATTTGACAATTGTAAGCATTTATCTCCTTACACCTTTAACTCTGATGGTTTAAAGAGTAGTCCGAAGTGTCAATATAGCTTGTACGGTGTCACAAACTCCATGATGTTATGCGGTGATGATACCATGACTCCGTTTACCTACCTTTACAGGGCTCCTTCGTATTACAGAAATAACTTTGTAGGAAGCTTTAGATCCTCTGTTGTAGCAACTTATTTTGGTGGAGGTCTCATTAATAGAGCAATAATTAAGGATATTGATATCCTTAACTACAGTTGGTCAGGCTCTGTTACTGATGCATCCAAAACACCTATTACAGGGAATGCCCTTATCAACATGTTTACCGATTTTGAGGATGGTTTAACCTTTGATTGTGGTTTGGGCAATGTTGAGATATCTAACTGGGATCTTCATCAAGGAGATGGTTCCGCTATCTACATGGGAATGTATCATATTGCGAATCAAAACTATATATACCAGACCAGGGATGGGAGTGCTTGTGGGGTTGTGTCAGGGATTAATATCACTAACATTAATCTGAACCCTTCAGCGTTGAACCCTCCTGATTCACTTGCAACATCAAGTGCTATTTACGGTCTTTCTGCGGGTCCGACACCTGCTCAGACGGCAGCAGGCTCACCTCAATCAGCCAATAGGCCAATGAATATAACGTTTACCAACTTTAAGATAGGTTCTGACACATTCTTAACAGACACTAACGTAGACGACTTTACGTTATGGTACAACCCTGTTAGTGCCACTCTTTCCGTTACCGACCCAGACTCTGCTTCTGGCGCAGGATCAAACATAGTATTTAAGACAACCTAAAATGCCTATTTCAAATAATGTTACTGTTCATGGTAATGTAACACCTCGTCAAATAAGAAGGGTTGTTTCAATAGAAGATCCTAAATTTCAGGGTTTAAGATATCCCATACCCCTAAACCCAGAGAATGGATATTTTAGCAAAGCTTCAGGTCTACCTCTAATAAAGTCCAATTTATCCTCACTGATAAAAACTGGAAGGGGTGAAAGATTCATGCGTCCTGATCTGGGGTGTAATCTTAGGAAATTCCTAATGGAGCCTCTGGATGAAGTTACTTTCTCCATGATAAAAGAGGAAGTCGTTATCTCGATACGTAGATATCTTAGCACAGTTGCAATAGGCAAGCTACAAGTTTTTGAAACTCGTAGCGGTCAGTTAAAGGTCAATCTTTTCTGTTCGATCAGGGACGCTATTGCTTCCGCATTTAATATCGGAGTTAGAATATAATGGTTGTTTTTTCAGGAACAGTTGAATCAGACTTTTTAAAGCTGATACCGTCCAAACTAGATAATAAAGAAAAGCTTATTGATTTTAGTGCTTCTGACTTTGAAAGTTTAAGAGAAACTTTAATAAAATACACTAAGGCTACTTTTCCGTTAGATTACAATAATTTTGAGGCATCCGACTTTGGTGTTTTACTGATTGAATTAATGGCGGCAATTGGCCATATTCAATCCAACAAATCTGATTTTCTAGCTAATGAGAATTACATAGGGACCGCTAGAAGTAGAGACAGTGTAAAAAGACTTTTAGAGCTTATAGGTGTCCGTATGAAGGGGCCTATCTCTGCGGCTGCCAACGCCGCACTATCTTATACTACAGGGACTGTAGCCGCTCCCGCTTCTCTTACGGTAGATGCATCAAATCGTGTAACCACTATTACTTCTCCCGAGGATGGAGGCACATTAACTTATACTCTTTATAAAGTTAACAATAATGGAACGGTTGATCTAACTGATCCTTCAGAAGATCTAACATTCAGTGTGAGTGCCTCTGGTGGAAATGTTCTTATCACAGATGCCGTTTTACTTGAAGGAGCCCTTGTCGTCGAGACTGGCACTTTCACATCTCCTGAGGCTGTCAAATCTATTAATTTATCACAATTTCCTTATGTCGAGAAAAGTGCTCAAGTTTTCCTAACTGGGAATACAGAGTCTCAGGGCATCTACAAAGAAGAGGAAAATGTTTACTTTGCTTCAGGGGCCACAGATAAAGTTTTTCAAGTTACAACTGATGAGAATTTTAAAGCATCGATCCTCTTTGGTGATGACAGTGTAGGCAAATCTCCAGCCATAGGAGACAGCTACGTGGTGACCTACCGTGTGGGTGGTGGTTCCCGTGGGAACATAGCAGAAAGTTTTATTAACTCACAAATTGTTGGCACTTCAGTTTCGGGTGGAGATAGTGAACAGGTTACAATGATTCTTGAGAACACAAGCCTTGCAACTGGTGGTAGAGATGCAGAGACAGTAAATCAAGCTAAGAGATACGCACCCTTATTATTTAGAACACAAGACAGGCTTGTAACTCTGCCAGACTTTAAAGGTTTCGCTAATTCTTTTGCATCCAATTATGGATCAACAGGTAAAGCTACAGCATCAGTTAGGAGAGCTTTCTCATCTGCTAATATTATTGATTTATTTGTTCTTGAAAGAGCCTCAGACAGTCAATTGAGAAGAGCAACTCAGGAATATAAGCGTCAGTTATTGGAGGCAATAGACGGTAAAAAAATGCTGACTGATGAAGTTGTTGTAGTTGACGGATTAATTAGAACTTTAGATTTAGTGGTCACTTTGAATATTGATGAAAAGTTCAGAAGAGGTGAGGCTCAGTTACTTCAGTCTGCAAGAAGATCAATTCTGAATTACATGAATATTGACAACACAGATTTCTCTGAGCCTTTTGTGCCTCAGGATCTTATAAGAGTTCTCTTAAAAGACGAAACCAATATTAGATATGCGGAAGTTAACAATGTTGATAGGCCCATAAATGTTGGGTTTAATGAAATTATTCAACTGAACAATCTAACCCTACGAGTAGAGTACGTTTAATGTCAGGTAAAACTTATTTAAAAAATAATAAATTTTTCCAAAGGAATTACTTTGAGGCATTAAAGTATATCCTACCAGAATACCTATATGAAGACGATGTATCGGGGACACCTAAAGCAGATGACCCTATAGACACAATAATCAACAGCCACATTGATATAGCTTCTAACTTTGGATCTGTTATAAATGTAAGCGCAGTTGAGAATACTGCCTTTAGCTCGATAAATACTATAAACGGCATAGCGCCTTATTTTATTAAGCAAAATGAATTAACAAATATTAATACTGAAAACTTTGAAAATAATATTCTATCTTTTTTTGGAAAAAAATTCAAAGACTTTGCCTCTCAAGATAGTTTCTCTGATTATGTTGAAACAACCTTACTACCCGCTATAGAGTTAAATAATCCAGATCCAACCATATTTGCCAGTCTTGGTAGTGCGTCGAGCACTCACAATTATTTAATTTCAAATCTATCTTGGATGTATTTCTTAAATACTTCTGGGCAGTATTTTGATCCCTCATCTTATGTTAAAGATTCTATAGTAAGCAGCCTTTTTGAAGGCAAATCTTTTAATCTGGCTGATGGAATTAACGGTCTTAGTGAGTTTCTTTGGAAGAATGCTTCATCAGCATACTACCCTTCAGATTTATTTTCCAGCGGAACTAGATCTGATTTAAGTGGAACACAACAGTTAGATAAGTTAAAAACGTGGAATGAGATTATTTATTCCCCTCTATTCGCAGACTCCTCAGACTTTAGAGTTAGAGACAAGTTTACAACATATATTGAAAGCAATCTAAAGTCTGCTAAAAAAATTGAGGATGGGCCTTTTGCAAGATTGATAAGAGCTTTGTCTTTCTTTGCGTTTGATGTAAACAACGACACTGAAGAAATATCAACCCTTTATGATTTAGATGATTGCCCAGACGAATACCTTCCCTTAATTGCCCAACTAATCGGCTGGGACTTATTTGGAAATAGACCTGAAAGATGGAGGCTTCAGCTTAGGAACGCAGTCCCTATCTATAAGGCCGTAGGCACTAAAAAAGCTGTTCAAAGTACAGTCGATACGATCTTTCCAAAAGACAGTTTTCCAATTCAAGGTAAAATTACAGAGCTTTGGGAGTCTTATGTTCCCTTTCTAATTTATTATTCTTTGGCTACTGAATCTTCTAAATTTAGAAGTTTTGAAAGCTACACCCCCGGTGATGCTACCGCTTTGAATATTGAAAAATATTCAACCTCTAGCATGGATGATAATATTAGATTAGCAGTAGATCAAATATTGTTGGAGATTATCAGACAATTCCCAAATAATTTCCCTATTAATTCATGGTTGTCTGAATTTAAGGGCACATTTACTTATAGAGGTAGAGACTTTTCCATACCTCCTTTTGAGGAGTATCCCTATTACGTAAACACTGAGTTGGATGCTGATATGGTCACCTTCATAGCAGATAGGTTGGCTTGTTATGGTGTTAGGGAAGAGTTTGCAATAGATGTAAGTTCGTATATAACAGACAACGCTTTAAATGTTGAAGATCAGCCCAGGTTAGGGTCTTGGCTAATATTTACATCGGGATACAATGCTCCTCCAAATTTTGATAATTTGGTTAGGAATTTAAACGATAATAGATTTGATTATGCATCTCTTTGGTCCGGCAAATCATCCCACTTTAAACTTGTCCTGGAGGCAAGTGATTTTGATTTCTCAAAGAAAAACTTAAATACCACAGGGACTGGAGATGCTGTTCAATTTGCTTCGCAAGCTGTTGGTAAAACTGCACCGGCTCACTCCATTCCTTTAATTTCATTAGAAGTCTCAGCAGGACCAGACAACCTATCGTTTGAGGCAAGTGCGTTACCTCACATATACCAGGATCGCGAGCAGATTAAAGTAGCTGCTGGTAATAACACTTTCACATCTGGACTTTTCTTCAATAGCTATATGCGTGGTGTTAGGTCGGATGGTGACGTATTCCCTAGATCAGATACACAATCTCTGGTGACTTCTAGGTTCTTAAGTGCTTCTAGTATTGACTCAATACCAAGAAATACATCCAGAAGAAGATCCTTTGAGAAGATAATGCCCTTTAACGGTTATTATGATCGAACTGGATTTAACATGCCCGTTTCGTTTGGTGCTTCCTCAGGACCTAGCGCGATTCCTTTGGGATTAATCCCAAGTTCGCTATCTTACACTCCCGTAAGCAGCCATATTAATCTCCCTCCAATATACGCTCAATGCGAAGACTTGAATTCTATTAATAGTTATTTTGAGTATGATGTAAGTAACACTCAGAATACTAGAGGAAAGACAGATGTATTTCAATCCAACGCAGATCGCACTACCGACCGTGGCCAGCTTCCAGGTATTTATGCTGCGATGCATAGAATCGGGGAAGGCAAAAAATACTTTAAAGCTTTGGATGATATCATCCCTGATTTGAATGAATACTTGGAGGCGTTAATTTATATCTTACCGCTTCACGCAAGTAACCCTGACGAATCTGCTGTAATTCTTAGTGAGATAGAGCGAGTTCGAGCCCTAGTTAACGGAGACTTTAGATCTCTTATTACTAGTGGCACCAACGCAGATGCTGCTGGTTACAAATTCCCAGAGTCTATAAATGATTATTACAATTTTGAATTTGGGAGAGATTTCCACAGGCTTTACAAAACATATCAAGAAAACTTTATTTGGCACAGATTAAGCCCCGATATTCAAAAGCAGGATGGTCCGAATATATTCTCACACACTTTTGGACCTCTCCTTTATAATCACGACTTTGAAGAGCTTGGAACTGTGAGAGCGTTGGTTGCATCCTCTTTCGCCAACCCTACAAGGATAGATGTATCTAGTGTTCCGTTTACAGGGGTGGGATCTTTCGCCGCTGAAGGTGATTCCCAAATGTATCTGGAGACCTTTGAACGTGTTTCCTCTGGCATTCTAGAGGCCGTAGAACTGGTTCTAACGTCTGGTGTGACGGGTGAAGGGTCATTCTCTATCATAGATGTCCCAGGTTCTCAGAGGGCTTCCTATGAGGACCCTTACTTGTTTGATAATACTTTGGTGTTAATGAGGTCAGGAAATGGCGCAGCCACTAGGTTGAGGTTTGATATTTCAAAATACCCAACACCAGCCTCCTACCCAATCAATAAAAATTTCTTATCTCCAGATCACGATTTTAAAGTTAATTTACATAGCCTTACCAGCAGGGATTCTGGGACAACTCTAGGCGGTCGGAGCGTGGGGATATGGATTCACACGAAACCTGAGAGTGGTATGATGTGGAGCTTTACACCAAAGGGTGAATGGGTTCAACATAACCAGTTGATAACTAGATCGAGCATGATCAACAATTTCGCTCATACCAAACAGTTGCCATTTAAAAATAATGTTCCAAACTCGACCAACTCAACAGATTTTGTATGCTTAAATCAAGTTACTACAAACCGAACATCCCCTGTTATTGGTATTGGCGAGGAGGACTTTGAGGACTTTGAGGTTACCTTCAACACTCGCAATAGAGATTTAAGGCTACCCGCTGATTATCAAAAAACATACAAGCAGCTACATCGACTGAATCAAAACTATGTTGTTGAAGTCTTCATGGCTCCTGGTGCTGCTATGGATGAGTTCATGCTTGTTGATAGTGTTGAGATTCAGGATTTAACTTTGAAGAAGCTTTCTGAGATCTTTGCAGCAGGTAAACTAAGCGACCCCCTGTGTGTTTTAAAGGAACTTAAGAGGGAGTGCCAAGAGTATCGCCTTGAGCTTAGTAAGCAAGACCTTTTTGATATCTTTAAGCACTTCAATAATATCGCGGGTAAGAACGCTGCCACAGCATACGCTAGCCGAGACAAGACTAAGACTGCGACTATAATGGAATCTGAGGGTGGTTCAAAGATTGATTACAGGCTACCAGATGAAATGCTTTCGGTAACTTACTCGACGCGAGGGAACTACAAAGCTGAGGTTAAAATTACGATATAATGTTTGTTCAAGGGTTTGGAGAAGTTTTAGCTGATGTCTTCACGGTTAATCCGGCAATTGCCGATTTACCCAGTGCATCGGCAATTCTTGATGCTTCAAACTACACCTTTCAAGCTGTAACCTTCGGTAAGGAGTCTGACGGGTTTAGTAGACACTCTCACGTAGTCTCATCAACTCAGCGTATCGATCTTAATGCTGCCTCGTCAATTAGTGGCTATGATAGTGGCGTATTGCTAATTGTAAATAAAGGCTCCTCTGATCCTAGTAGCACCTCATCATACGTGGTCAGTGCAGAGTATGATACGCCTGCATTTAGAAAGGCCGTTACGACCTCTAGCTATTACAACTCTGTACCCAATGATCCCTTCCCCTCAGATACTAGGCTTGAGCGTGGGTCAACATTATCTACGAATTTGTCCTCTTTCTCAGCAGTTGTAGGTGGTGAAATTGCTGTAAGTTCATTGCCTAATTTAGGACATTATCCCAACGCTATTTTGAATCCACAGCTAAGTTCAATATGGAATAAGGTCGGCGGATTTGCTCCCTCTGGTGGTGCGTCGGCGTTCTTCTACGATAAAGACGAAACCATAGTATTCGAAACCACATTAAGCGGTGCCTTTAACACCAGCGGCTTAATGGATAAAAACGGCTACTTGACGGTTTCTCCAGACTCAGCATCAGCAGGCGTCAACTACACACAAGGGGCGATTGTAACCTCAAGCACGGACACCTTGGTTACCAGCGGCCAGCTAATATTAAGAGCTAGCGTTTCTGGTGGCGATGCAATTTCATTAGTATCATTTGGCAGTTTTAAGCATGTTGGAGTTTATTGCTTAGATATGCAGCAAATGTTATCTACAGGGTTAATGCCCCCTTATGACTGGGACGCTCTAAATAATAACAGGAAGTATAAGCTGGTGGCTAAATCAACCATCTTGGACAATCCTTTAGTTCACAGGGATGTAGCCCCAGCGGGCTCCTCAAATGTCGAATCTGGGTTGGCTCACTGGTTGGCTTCCAACTCTGTATTAATTTCTTTAAATTTTGATTTCAAATGATTAAGTCTCTGACAAATCAGTTAGGTATTAAGGGTCATTTAACGGTTCACAAGATCGTTGATGGTCAGGAAGAACTTGTATATGACGAGGATAATGTCATTGTTTCAGGATTTGGCTGGGCACTTTCTCACCTTTACGGTAAGGTAGGCTCAGATAGTATCACTGATTACCAGATTGATAGATTCAAGTTAGGTGTTAGTGGTAACGCTGAGTTGCAGGTTAGCACCACAAACAATCTGTCTGGGGAATTATCCTCTATTACAGAATATTTAGGGACCACGGGAGATAGTAACCTGGAGATTGTGTCTGGTTTTAGGTGGGCTGATAACTTTGCCACCACAACTCTTGAACCTTTTGCAAAAATTCCTTTTAGCAAAGTAACCAAGGTCGATGATAGGACTGTTAGATTTACTATCTTTGTAGATGAGGATTCTTGCAATAATCTTACTCGGCATGGAGACGTTGTTAATTTAAATGAAATTGGATTGTTTATTAAGAATCCAAAGGCAAGTGCTACGGAGACATCCATTCTTGCCGCTTACAGATATTTTAGTGACATTAGAAAAACATCAGACTTTGCTCTAGTTTTTAGATGGACAATCTCATTCGGATAACATGTTAAACCCAAGCGACGTATACGTACAAGGAGGCTCTGACAACCTTTTAGCCTGTTGGACTGATAAGGTTACTAAGTATGACGCCAGTTCATTCTATAACTTTGAGCAGGACAATCTACCTCTTCATGATTTAGATGAGCGAACGACTCTTCTCTGGGAGAAGTTTGGCCATCCAACGTCTTCCCTAACTGGTATGTCGTTCGTGGTTTCTGCTGATGCTGTCTCATCCTGCAACCCTTTGTATTTTACCACACTTAGTGCTTGCATCAACGCTTTACCTGAAGTTATTAACTATCCGATATTAGTTGAAGTCGCTAGCTTTGGTGACCTTGGCACTCTTAATATTTCTAACAAAGCATTTGGACCTAATGGGTCCTTAGAAATTATCAATCGAAATAGTGCTTTCGCAGGAGCCATGGACCTTTCGGGTAACGTTATGTCAGCAGAGCAGTACGATACTGCATACACAGACTTCAATCTTGCCTCAGCAGTAGCTCCTACATCGGCAGCAAGCGGCGCTTCCGGCCCAGGGCTGGCTTTCGATATGCAATCTGCTCAGATTTTCTCTACAGGTCAATACATTTCTTCTGCTGTTAACCGTTGGACAGATCTTAGATACAACTACAATGCTCCTTATGTTTTCTCCAAGAAAGTTAGAGGAACACAACTGAATAGATTAACAGGATCTCTAAGTAGCACTATAGCTCCCTGGGTTAGCAGCCTTGGAAGTTATGCTGCCGCTAATTCTTTTAAGTTTGTACCTTTTGATAAAAATAGAGCGACAGCAGGCGGAGCAGAATCTAATATCAATGTTTATGATGCCAGCACACTTAATATCATAACTAACACTGATATCAATTGGGGTGATGGTAGAGACTTCTTCGACTCTGGATCTGATTCAACAGCAAGTAAGGATGTCGCCGCTGCCGCATTTGCATACTTTAATAACCTAGCCTCCATTAAGGTTCACGATTGTAACGGTCCTATATTTATTAGGAATTTCAACGTTGATGGTGAGAACTCTAGAACTCGTGGTATCGAGATTAAGAACTCAACAGTAAACCTGGAGAGGTGTTCAGTTTCTAGATGCACCGAGGCTGGGCTGCACACTGACAACTCAGAGGTTAACTTACTTAGAGGTTTTGTAAGCTACCGTAACTACGGATTTGACAATGCCACCAGAACAGGTATCCCATATCGCGGCAAGCGTGAAACTTACCAAGTCATGGGTTCGTACGGCGCTGGTATTCGAGCAGTTAACTCTCATGTTAACTTCAAATCGACATATGTTAGAGACCTTGATAAATCGCTTCAAGCAAGTGCATCTCTTGGTTTAGGCGCATACGATGGTTACGTGGGTGGATTGCCTGCTCCTTCTCTTGAAGCTCTATACTGTTTATCAAGAAATGACATAGGTATTGATGCTGTTGACTCTAACATTACAGGCGGTCGCACTGAACTTAATGGTAGTTCTTTAGCCTCCTACAATGATGCTACTCAAATCTTCTCAGAATTAAGCACCGAAGCAGGTATTCGCCTTAACAACAGTGTTCTAAATTACAGTGGTAGATTACTTGTAGATGGTAATTATTTTGGATTAGACTCTGTAAACTCTAAAATGTATGTTGATTCGTTCGCAGCTAGATTCAATCAATCAACTGCATTGAATCTTGTGAACTCAGACTTTGCATACAATAAAGACTTGTATGGTGGTCTTCTCCAATCCGACACCGATCACGTTGAATCCTTCTTGCAATCTCAAGTTGCTTTTATAGATAACGGTCAAGCTATAGCGTCTGATAACTCTGTCGTCAGACCCTTGTACACAAGCTCGATGCCTTCTACTTATAAGATGGTGTATGCCAGTGGTTGTTTTGGCATGGAAAATGATTCCACCAAGATTTTACCCACTGTTCATTTAAAGGGCGGATCTGATGCTGATTTTATCCACACTCACTTAGAGCAAGTGGTTTCTGGTGGTACAGGCGCTGCTCAATATGGACTTCTCGCTAATGTCGAAGACAACTCAACTATGACCATGCGAGGTTCTAACGATTACGCTAATATCCTTATAGGTCCTGGTGGAAGGTTTGAAAACTCTAAAGTCGCTGGCATATATGTTAACAACGGATCCACGATTAAAGTCCAAGGACCTACATCCCTGGTCAGAATGGGTGTTAACATTTTAGCTGAGGACAGTTCGAACATTGAGATGACACCTCACCAGACTAACAAAGGTGCATTACTGGTGTCATCATTCAATCTTTCGGACTCGAACAACCACACGATGGTTGAACTACACTCGACTAGAGCTTGCCTAGTAGCTAATAAAAACTCAAATATTTTCCTTGAGAATTTAGGAGATTACTCAGATAAATGGGTCAGCGGAGCTTATGGTAGTTCTATTAATATTGCTCAAGATTATGTGAGTCTCTCTGCCGCAACCTTTGCCAGTGGTGGATTCTTACAGTTCTACCCTAATGCTAACACTGACCCTATTGCTGGTGGTCTTGTGGTTAGTGACTTTATCTTACCTACTGGAGATAGTAGATACACTTTTGTTGACGGTACTAATCCTGCTCCTCGAAAATTTGCACATGATGTGGCTAACGACATCTCAGGTATTTCTACAGGAGGTATGTGTGTTCGAGCCGTTGAAAATAGTGTTGTTCATGCTAATAACGTTCACTTCCCCGCTACATGGCATAATACTTCCTCAATGGTTTATGACCTCGTCGGCACGGCTCCATTGCTAGGTCCTAAATGTTCTAGATTGTTTATCTGGAACATTGCTGATGACTCTCTCTTGAAAGCCTCTTACTTGTCAGTAAACGGTAAGCACCCTAGAGATGCCGGATATCATGGCCCCTCGGGTGTATACACCAGTGGCGTTGCAGGGGGGTTTGTAGCTTCTGGAGCACCCCATGCAACACCCGATACCAGCAGTCTTTCAGTTCTTGATTACTATGGGCATGGTCCCGCTAACCCATTTGGTAAGTCTGTTAGTGGCGAAAACTTTGGAGCGTTTAGACTATACTTCTCTGTAGATCCTGTAACTAACTTTATGGTTGCGACTGAGCAGGAAGGGCTTAGTCATAATTCTCTAGCAGGCTGGGCTAGGCAAATATTCGCTCAAGGATATAACTTCTCAGGAAACCTTGTTGCTTCAGGTGACGCTGATTCTACATACTTCTCAGCGGTAGAGAATAATTTAGGTATTTTACAGCGACAAAATGTTTCTACTAGAGTAGTTGAGCCCTCAGGCTTCTACTACGCATCAGCGATGTTGACAACCCCAAATAATGTAAAAGCGGTTCTCGATGACTCTGCTCTCAATAGCTTTGCTAACGCAAAGCATAATACGGTTGGTAAGTCTGGGTTGGGCAAAGTCGTGCAGGGCTATTATGCAGCTAGTGGATTCGGTGGAGACTCTTACAATGATTATGCTTATGGTAAGGGTATCGCATCCATAAATAACTTTGATCTTAAGAAGGATAACTAATGGCTAACGAAATTAGATATTACCAAACACCTTTCACTTTTATCAGCCCTGTTAGGCATTTCAAGGCTAACGACCCTTACTACTATGAGGTTGATAACATTCCAGTCAAACAATTAGAGGAATCTCAAAACTTCCTCAAGGACCAAGTTGACGGTATCATTGCTCGTCAGAACAATAAGCAGGAAATAGAAATCGATAGAAGTGGCTTTTCTGAATTAAAGCCTTTTGCTACTGGCAATGATAGGAAGGTGAAAGTTAAGCCCGGTAAATTCTCAGCTAGAATTAACAATGCTTTTGCCCTGACTCCACTCCAGGTAATTCAACAAATTGGAGGCTTTAGTAACACGAGAAACGCTGATGGCACAATTTCAGATTTGAATACTTACCAAGTTCAAACAAACATAGGCACCGCCGCCGCCGCTGTTCTTGAAGAATTCCAAAAGGGTCTTCTAGGTAATGCTTTGAATATGAACGGTCTCGCAGAGAGAGCTTTTGTTTTTCCCTTCTTTACTGAATCAGGCTTTCATTTAGCTCAGGGGATAGCTGTGTCTGGCACCGACTCTCCTGGATATTCTCAATTTGATGGTGACTTTGATGCTGATGAAAGACCACTATATCCTAACTTTATTGGTGCTATCTTAAAGCACAGCACTCCTGAGACCACTAGAAATTTAACTCTCATAAAAAACGTTTTTGACGGAGATGAGAACACCGATCCTCAGGGAACTGAGCAAGGCCGTTTGGAGTCCGAGTTTATAAAGAGATGGAGAGGCGCGATTAGGACATCGATTGTGGATGTTCCTGAACAGCTTGAAATTACTGTTCCCGACTTTGATGAAAACGATTTCTTTTTCTTGGATTCAGCAGGCACTAAACAAACTCTTGCTGCTAATCAAAGAATAGATCTTCTCTTTATTTACTCGAAGGGAGTTGATGAGGAATCAACCACAATTCCTAAGTTTGATAGTAATGGTAATCCCACAAACTTAACTACGGCAACCTTAGGTATTTTAAAAGGGGCTGGTATTGGTGTCTCTAGGCAAACATCCGTCAATTCTAATAATACCGATGATCGAGTAAACCTCCAAACCCTTGATGGTGTCCCAATTATGTTGGCTCATCCTGGCGATGAAAATGGAACTAATAATGGCTTTGCAACTTCGGCGGGTATAATTAGAGGTTCGTTCCCGTCTCCTGATGATTTGATGAACTTAGCCCCCGCGCTATCTGAACAGTTGGAGACTGCTGCGTTTCAATTGATTGGACAGTCTATTCTTCCAATCGCTTACATTAGAGTTCAAGCTGATTCTGGACCTATTGCTGATCTAATTACCGAAGAGGATATTATTGATATTCGTCCATTCTTTAGGACGACTGAATTAGCCTATAACGAGCGTGCGGGCATCGCCGCTGCAATGCCTCAAGCTTCAATAGCTAATCCCGTTGTCACCGAAGCGGGTTTAGAGCGAGTTAGGAAAGAAGTTTATACGGATTTAGACGATAGACTGGGAGCTATTGAGGGATCTATTGTTACCGTCTCAACTAATGTAGGGAACATTCAAGGTCCTGGAAATTCTGGTGCTAGAACAATCGCGGCTGGTAATGTTTTAGGTGGTTATTGGGGTCCTGAGGGCGCTCTTATTAAACAAGCTAAACGAGATGCGGCAGGCGGATTAAGAGAAGCTCAGATGAACCAACTAGTAGATTTAGTGGAATCCGAGTTTGGTTATCCTGAAGGATCTATTCCTTTCCGCCCAAATTGGGATAAGGCGAAATGGTATTCTAACGGTCAATTCACTGGAGATCAGATATGCGATCACATTAATGTTGGCAATGCAACGATCACTGAGTTCGCTGGACCTGATAACGATGTTAAGTATTTACCTCCCTGGCAAAGCGCCACGGGTAATCAACAATCCACAGTTGATGCACTCAGAACTCAATTTGGATTTGATCCATACGCCATCTACTCATGGGGGATCGGACGCCCTGGACTACTTCCAGAACCGACCTTCAGCCCTGGTGGTCGCCGGGGTATACAAAGAGGTCTTGTAGGTATACCTTTTGGCCAGATAAAAAACATAAACGCTAGAAATATTCAAGTTAATTTTGTCACTAAAAGAATAAAATTAAATTTAGATGCCACTCCTTGGGTAAAAGATTATCACGTAAAAGTAAATCTTCTACATTGTAATCCCCTTGGACAAGGCGAAAAAACAGATTTAAGGCAAACTTCCAATGTTTGGGTTCAAAAATTTAAAGATCACTTTGTAATTTGTGTGGCTTGGGCTGGTGGCGATTTACCTCTCACTAACGCGGAAGATCACTGTCCTTGGAAAAACAGAAATCTTCCCAGGAAGTTCGCAGGATTTGTCATGCCACAAATGCCAATTATAAGCAATGGCACGTTCAGTCAGGGTGGGTCCTCTAAAATTAAACAATCCTTGAATCTTAGTCAAAGTGAAGCAGATCGATATTTCAATGTAAGATTGGGTGAGAATAGCCATACCTCTGAGCCCAACTTCTTTAACACACTTGTACCAGTTCTTTACCCATCTGTGCAATGGGAGGTAATCGGAGTGGCTGATGATTACCTTACAAACTCCCTAGGCCCGGGAAGAACTAAAATGAGAGAAAAAGACCCAACTGTTATTTGCAGCTAATTTAAATCATGACTGACCCCGAGAATCCTTTAATCTTCCCTTGTGGTAGAGGGGTCAGACCCGGTACTCAAGGCCCTGGATTTGGCGGTCAAGAGCCAACTACAACACCTCCGGTGTTAGTGCCTAAACCTCCAATAGAGCCTATACCACCTTACATCCCTCCTGACATACCGCCTCAAGAACCGGCAGTAAAGTGTGTTAAGATTAGTCCTGGACAAGGCGCTCCAAGCCCTGATCCGGGATTTACGTTTACCAATCCCCCCTACAGGCAATGTATGCCTTGTGATGGTTTGCCGAATACCATAACGGACCCTAGAACGGGTCTTCGTATTGGCGATCCAAATAATCCATCGCCGGGAGATGCAGGATGTATATATGTAAGTCTGAATGACTGTAGGCCAAATTGTTTAAATCCTCAAGAGAGAGTTCGTGAGCCGGGGGACGTTGTCCCACCAGGCGGTGGCGGCGGCGGCGGGCAAACGGGCCGCCCCGGTGATGTCGTACCTCCATCTCGCGGCCCTCTTAAGCCAATAACTTCCAATCCTGGGGGCACACGATTCCCCGGTCTTCCTCCTTTCCCCCCTGCTCCTCCACCACCGCAAGGCCCTACGACTGGTGGTATTATATATTACAGATGCGAGGTTGTGGCTCTGGGTGTTTGTCCTGGGGAAGAAGGATTACCTCTGAATGAGGCTACTATCACATCGGTGTTTACCGAGTGTCGAACGTGTAGTCCAAATATTGTAAATGCTAATGGGTCAGTTGAGCCTGATCCTACTTGCAATTTTTCTAGTTTAGCCTTGTGTGAAGCTAACTGTATCTCACCCACGTTTACAAACCTCCCATGCCCACCGGAAGTGTCCACTCAGGAGCCAGACCCAACTTTAGGGACCACTACAACGTCTGAGCCTGGAGGTTCAACGACTGATCCTGCAAGAGGCCAAGGTGTTTCAATCTCTCAACCAACTCCTCCAGCTTTAGGGACCACTACAACGTCTGAACCCACAACACCTCTTGGAGATCCTATTGTTATTGTGCCATTTTCCACAGCAAATGAGCCTAGTGTGATTGCTCCTGGGCTACCACAGACTGTCCAACCTCAATCGCCATCAGTAAGTACAAACACTACCAATCAAGCTAATCAAATAATCAGTAACCAGCAAGCTGTCAACGGCAACCTCATAACTGTAAATGAGATGGTTGAAGAAGAAAACTACGTAGACATTGAAAAAGGTATATCGGAACCCTTTCTATTTGATCCTAATTTAAATTTCTTTAAAACTGAGCCAACCCAGGAAACCATTATTGTATCCAACAACCTAAATTTAAATGTATTCAAATCTGAAGTGACCGAAGAGGTTGCTAATTTACTTCAATCCAAAAATTCTACTGGTCCTTGGGATGAGATAACTCTTCAAAATTTATCGGACGATAAGTTGCTAATCAGCTTGAACCCTCTTCTATCAAATACTTTTCAATATTTAAGGTACCCTGGTGGTCAACCAATCGGTGTTTCTACGTTATTGAATGTCGTAAGAAAACATTTACTTGAGGGCACCATTGATGAATTCGATCCTAATTACTACTTACAAGCTGCTGAGGGGCAACTAAATCAAAAGTTTGATGTGTTGGAAAGACCGAAGGACAAAGAGCTAGCCGACCGTCTAGCCATTAAATTTCTAACTAACGCTGCTAACACCTACGAGAATAGTAAAAATTCCTCGTGGAGAAACTTTCAAATCAATAGAGTTAGACCCCTTAATGAAGACGTTAAATTACAGGTGGCTGTTACAACTTTAGACGGCACAGTAAAAGATTTAAATATACCTAATGATGGTTTTGAAGTTAGCACACTTAGTGCGGTGGGTCAGGTAACTATCCCAGCTTTGGGTGCTCCAAACAAACTAAACATTGGAGATGGTGGCGGTTATTACATTGATGCTTTAAAGTCTGGTAATGAGGCAGACGCTGTGTACACAGGTAATATTATACCTGATTCATATTATGCCCCTCCGTCAGTTAGATTGAAAGTTCTAGAGATGCTGGATATAGATCCAGCCATCACTATTACGGCATCATCAATTCCAAATCAACATGAATTTATCGCGGGAGATCTCGGTGCCTCTGCCACAAAGCCTCTGTATTTCATTCTTGACCTAAGTTCTGTTAATGGAAATTATGCTAGCAATTCGTTGGTTGAGAATTATAGCGGAACTTACACACTGCTCACCGCTTCCGCAGACATTCAAAGACACGTAAACAATAACGCTTTGAATACCCCTATGCTTTCTATTGATTACAGAGATCCAATATACAGATACATTCTTGATACTTCTGGATTTACGGCATCACTCAACGACTTCAACCTTAATGGATTTAAAGACAAAGGGTTCTCTTCGATAGGATCGCGTTTTGTTAAAAATATACCTTTTGGATTTGTAGTAACTCCAGTTGCTGGTGGTAAATATAATCCATTTAACGGAAATTCAAATCTGAAAACTCACGGTGAGACTCATGTAAGATCTCTCTCTGTACTACCTGCAACAGATGCTTTCATTGACGGAGGTAATCCGCCCATGTTCAGATCTTATAGTTTAAATGTTGTAAGCGGAGTAAATAGTGTCGGTAATGGTGAAGAGGAGAGTGATCAAAATATTGGGTATCAATATTTGGAAGAAGATTTCACACAAACCTTCTATTCCGCCAGTTCCGACGAATATGGCACTAGCTCCACGCCTGTATCCGCTCAAGGCACGGCTTACATGCTTAGAGAGGTTATTGATTATTTGTCGTCAACCTATAGCACCACAACGCTAACTTGGTATGACGTTTTCAGTAGGATGCCCATTAATAAGATGGGTCAAGTTTTCTACGACAGTGATAAAGATTTAATACTTAAAATTGCAAATGGCCTAAGGGGCGGCATCAAAATAGAAAATATCGAGGCGGGATTTAATACCTCGTCTAGGATTATTGCGGAAGACTCTAAAACTATCGTATCCTCGGAGGATAGGAAGAACGTTAGTAAGATTAGAGTATAATTTTATAAAATTTATTCAGAGAAATTGAGTACATAGTAATACAGGAGTATATTATGCGTTACATTAATGTTGAAGATGACTACGTCGGTAAGATTCTTGCCGCCAACCAACTCGTTGAATCGAAAGAGGTGAACGAGGCTCAAGAAGTTGAGACCGTTGAAGAGGCTTGTGAAGAAGGCCATGTTTGCCCGCTGTGTGAGTCGGAGTTAGATGCCCCGATCTCGGAAGAGGCGATGCAAGAGTGTGTGGACTTCATCCTTGGCACCATCAACGAAGCCCTTGAGCAAGATGGTGAGTTCCTTGAGGAAGACGAGGACCTCGATGAAGCCGAAGATAACGACGACGAGGACGAGGACGACGACAAGAAGAAGAACGGCAAGAAGAAGGACGACGACGAAGATGACGACGACGAAGAGTGAGGTTAAAAGATGAGTGCTAGCACTAAAGATCTTTTAGCCCTCTCCGAAGGCATCCTAGCTCAAACTCCTCCCGTGAAGGAGGCGTCTGTCCCCACTGTGGAAAGTCCAGTCATGGCGAGTCCTATGGTGGGGAGACCTGTCGAGGATGGTGGTATAGAGTCTGTCGTTGTACCCAACTCTTATGTTGATCAGATTGTTGGTTTCAGTAACGCTTTAAACGAAAGCTCTGACCCCGAAAAGAAACAAGAAATGATGCCTGTGTTTGAGCCTATCTCAGAGGCAGGCATACTGAAAGAGAGGCTTGAAACTTTAGTAGAGCATCTTAAGCAATTGTTGAAAGAAGCGAGAGATGTCATGGAAGAGATGACAACCACTGGCATGATTGGCGTTAACCTAGTTGCTAATAAGAAAAAGAAATATGGATCTCGTAAACGTAATAAAAGAAACAAGAGCAAGTAAAGCTCGGGGGTCTGCTGAAGGTAGATCTAAAATGAAAAAGGGTGGGGCTAAAACCAAAGCCTCTAAATCCCGTGTTAAAGTTTACGACTCTATTACAACTGCTTTAAAGAAAGGCTTTGTTGGTCAAATCTTCTCTACAAAAAATTCAAACCGTCTTTATGTCATTACTAAGCGTAAGTGGGGTAAAGATGATGAGCAGGAAGTTGGAGGTCGTGTTGCCAAAGGATTCTCTCCCGGCACCATACCCTCCAAGTTTTCAGATGTGAAGAAATATGCCGTCAGAACTCTGGTCAGGCATGGTAAGCAAAAATCCAGTAAGTTCAAGAGCAAGAAATACTGGTCTCGCAAGCAGAAATAGGATTTATTATGTTACTCGTCGAGTGCAATGTTTTAGAAAAGGTAGAAGTTATTAATGAAGGCAAAGAGGGTAACACCCGCCTTCGTCTGCGAGGCAAGTTCCAACAATGCGATGAGCAGAACAATAACGGAAGAATCTATCCTAGAAAGATTCTGGAGGGCCAAGTTAAAGCCATTCAGGAGAAGATCGGTGATCGCTCTTTAGTTGGTGCTCTCGATCACCCAGCCAATGATGCTATTCACCTTTCGCAGGCTTCCCACCTTATCACTGGTTTGAATGTTGCTAAGGATGGCTCCGTCATAGGTGAGTGTGAGATTCTCTCGACTCCCAACGGCAAGATTGTTGAAGCTCTTATTAATGACGGTGTGAAGATTGGGATCTCCAGCCGTGGTGTCGGTAGTGTTACAGAGGGCATCAAGGGTAAGATTGTCAACGAAGACTTTAAACTTATCACGTTTGACCTTGTATCGGATCCGTCCACACGAGGCGCTTTCCCTGAGCTTTCTGAGTCTATGCGTGAGAACAGTCAGCGTGCTCAAGAGATTGTCTCCAAGCACAAGAAAGATCGAGTTCTGCTCACCATGCTGGAGAGCAAGATCAGTGAGGCTTTGAAGGGCAAGCAGAAGAAGCTTGATAAGAACAAGAATAACAAGATCGATTCCGAAGACTTCAAGATGCTCAGAGGTGAAAAGAAAGATGACGATAGCATGGACGAAAAATCGTTTCCTGATTTAAGTGGTGACGGCAAGGTCACGATGAAGGACATCCTTATGGGCCGTGGTGTCATTAAGAAAGGTAAGAAGAAAAAGTCTATGGAAGAGGGGAGTATTAAAGATGATCCAGAAGCTTTCAAGAAAGCTAAGGCTAAAGCGAAAGCTAAAGGCCAGCAAACAGAAATGCCCAAACCCAAAGAAAGCATCGACATTGGAGCGGTGGCAGTTGAAGGCCTAAAGAAAGTTTGCTGGGGTGATCGACACGATGAAGGCGAGACGAAAAGAATGAATAAGCGCAGAAGACAAGCCATGGATACACGAGCCGGAGCACAGAGGCCAAGTCTTGACACGCCAGATACGGCCCGCTCAAAAGCTTATGATGCTCTCAAAGGTGACTTTAGTCGAGTGGCAAAATCCTACCTTAAGGCCAAGGAATATGGCAGAAGCGGTGAAGCAGCAGCAGCCAGAGCACGCGCTAGAGCGACCGGAGTGAGAGCACCTGTAAAGCCCAAAAAACGAAACAATCAATAAACCCAAGGAATGAACCATGTCAAAACATGAAGACTATGACGATTACAACACCGGAAAGCAGACATTTATTGTGAAAGACGAAAAGGCAGCACTGAAGATGAAGCGGGAGGAGGCGAAAGCCGCCCGTGATAAGTATAAGGCTGTCGTAGCTCGCGAGAGAGAAGAAAAGGCTGCTGAACGTGCTATTCAAAGAGATAAGATTCAACTTGAATTAACTAAGCTGAAGCTGTCTCAGAGTGCTAGTGAGAAAGCTCGTACTAACATCGCTCTCACAACGCCTGCTCTTCTTGTTCTGTTGATTGGTGGCTTCATTGCCATGCTTGGCACAGGCTCTATCCCTGATGATCAAGTATCAGTTGCTTCAGCATTGTTAACTCTTGTAGCAACCGCTTTAATGCAAAACTTACGATCCATCGTGTCTGAAGGTGCTGCTGAAGCATCTGATGCCAATGGCAACGGTAATGGTCGTGATGACAAAAAGTCTAAGGAATCTAAGAAATGACCGACAAGTCTAAAGTTTTAGACAAGATTGCAAAGGAGTTGGACAAGGCTGTCGAACTCCATGCCAGTCAAGCTAAAAGGATTAGAGCATTATTGAATAAAAAAAGCGAAGCCAACGAGTCTCTCATCTACGAAGACTTACGTAAATGGGTTCAACAACGCTGGGTTGATATCGGTGCTCCTAAGAAAGGTGGCGGTTTTAAACCCTGCGGTCGTCAAAAAGGTGAGAAACGCAAGGGGTATCCAAAGTGTGTGCCCGCTGCGAAAGCTGCTCGTATGAGCAAAGGTCAGAGAAGATCTGCTGTTAAACGTAAAAGAGCAGCAGGAAATCCAGGAGGTAAACCTACCATGGTTTCTACATTTAAGAATAGAGCTAAGAAAAGAGAAGCCTTTGAAAGGCTTGGTCAAATAATTGAAGGTAAGTTATGTCCTAAGGGAAAAGCTGCTGCGAAACGTAAGTTCGCTGTCTACCCTTCGGCATATGCTAACATGTACGCTTCGGCTGTTTGTAGTGGCAAGGTAACCCCTGGAGGTAAGAAGGGTAAGAAAAAATAATTGGTATTAAAAACATACTAATACCCTACATACCTACATAGAGGTTTAACATGTCGCAACAAAAAGATATTTTAGATTCGGTTGCTGAGTATCTTCCTGAGGGTCTGGATGAAAGCACCCTTGAAAAGGTATCTGAGCTTGTCGCTGTGATCATTGAACAGCGCGTCGAAGAGCAAGTTAGTGACCTGTCCACGAAGGTCCAATCTTTTATTCGTGGTAACATTGAGAAGCTGAAAGAGCAAGCCCTTAAAGAGCTTGAACTTGAAAACGAGACGTTCCGTAACGCTCAAATGTTCGAAACCGTCCGCTCGATGTTTGCACTAGAGAACACCCAGCAAGATGAAATGAACGGCATGGAAGTTCTCGCGTCCCTTGGCGAGCAGCAGGAAGAGAAGAACCAAGCTCTGCTCCGTCAGGTTGATAAGCTCCTTAAGGAGAACGTTAACCTGAAGCGTCAGTCTAAGGTCGCAAATGATAAGAACCAAAAGTTAGAAGAGGCTTTGCAAACAATCCATGGTGAAATGGAAAGTCTGCAAGAATCTAATAACGCTGAGAGGCAACTCTCGGAAACGGCACTGGTCATCAGTGAGGATAACTTCAAAGTGAAGGAAGCTGATGAAAAGTTAAATGAAAACCACGCTGGCCACGGTAATGAGTGGATCAATCAAGGCGTGTTAGCAAAACTCAACAGTTATAGAGGTTAATTATGACCGCAATTGATAGAAACGATTTACTGAAGCGTTGGGAACCACTCCTTGAAGGTATCGGGGATGATCACATCGCGTACCAGACTGCTCGTCTCTTTGAAAACCAAGCCAAAGAATTCACGAAGCAGACTCTGAATGAAGAATTAAGCCCTGCGGCTACGACCACAGGTAAGATCGGCACTTTCCAAAAGTTCGCCTTCCCGCTGATTCGTCGCACCTACCCTGAGCTTATGTTCAACAAGATCGGTGCCACGCAAGCGATGGACGGCCCGGTGTCGCAAATCTTCTACATGGGCAACTCGCGTGCTCTGGGTGGTGATATCGAGCAAACGATGTACTCGAAGTTCAACATCACTCCGCGTAACCTGACTGCCACGAAGATTGGTTCTTACGATGGTTCTGCACCAAGTGAACTGCTCGATGATTGGACCACTGGTGGCACTTTTGCTAGCGGTTTACAAAACAGAGCTAGCACCAACTCAACCTCTAGCTTTGATAACGTCGCTTCGTCCTTCGATCTGTCCAACGTTATCAGTGATGTGAACGGTTCGCCCTCGACCACGATGGGTGGTAAGCTTGCTTCGTTCCCGAGTGGCACCTCGATCCTGGGTTACGCTGTTTCCGCCGCTGAAAGGTTGAAGAGCAACGAGATTCCTGAGGTCAACCTGCACATCCAAAAGCAAACGGTTCAAGCGCGTGAGCGTAAGATGAGAGCCCTTTGGACTCTGGAAGCTGCTCAAGACCTGAAGGCTTACCACAACCTGGATATGGAAGCTGAACTCACGGATCTGCTGTCGAAGGAAATGAACCTTGAAATCGACCGTGAACTGATCGAAGACATCCGCATGCTTGCTTACGGCCCTGCCGCTGTCGGCTCACTTGGTGGCTGGACTCTCGATTCGCTTTACCAAGGCGGTGCTGATAACTTCACCGGCATGGGTGGTACGGGAGCTAACAATACTGGCCCTGGTGGCACTTTTGTTGCTGGCGCTTACGAATACGACTTCTCGACGGCTCTGACCAACGAGGACAAGACTCCTGCTGGTCAAGGCGGTGGTATGGATCGTAAGTACTCGAACATCTTCGTCATGGACCTTAAGCAGTTCATTGAAGGTTCGCAGACCAACCTTCGTCCGAGACACCTCGGTGAAGTGTACTCGAATGTCCTTGCTCTGATTAACTTCGCGAGCACCGACATCTACAAGACGACCCTACGTGGGCCGGGTAACGTCCTGGTTTGCTCGCCTGTCATGGCGTCGATGCTGGAGTCGGCTGCGAAGCTTGAGGGTGGTATCGATCGCACTGAAGGTCCGACCAACATGGGTGCCAACCAGATCTCTTACGCTGGTAAGTTCGCTGGTAAGTACGACATGATCATCGATCCGATGTTCCCAGAGGACGAAATCATTGTTGGCTACAAGGGCAACAACGCGATGGACGCTGGCTACTTCTACTGCCCGTACATCCCGCTGCAAACTCTGGATACCGTTACGGATCCTGAGACCTTCCAGCCGAGAAAGGGCATCCTGACTCGCTACGGCAAGGTTGCGGTTCAACCCGCCTCGCGCTTCTACCGCGTCATTCGTGTTATCGGTCAAGGTAGTGACTTCCTCACGCCGCAGATCTTCAGAAACACGGGCCATGGTGGCACGGCGTTCGCTGGTGACTACGCTGTGGGTGGCGATCTCTAAGATCTAGCACTCAGCTAACAACGGAAGAAAGGGCTCAGTTTTATACTGAGTCCTTTTTTCATTTCTAGGGTAAATATATTTGTTATGCCTGAGTATGGAGACAAAGTAGTAGTACCAGTCGTTAGATCCTACGGATCTTCCTACGGCACATATGGTGGTAATCGCCTTAAAGATTACAAAAGTCCGAAGGATACTGATTTAAATAATAAGGATGCCAAGGACGTAAACGAGTTTAAGACCTTTAACAGGACTATAAAAGACTACGTTCTGGCAAAGCTAGGGCATCCAGTCATTGATGTTGAACTTGATGACTTTCAAATTCAAATATGTGTGGATGAAGCCATCTCTAAATTAGAGTATCATGCTCCTGATTGGATGACACAGTACGCTGTCTTTAAGACAGAAGCAAATAAGAATGTTTACGAACTTCCTCAAGAGATTGCAGACAACTTAAATGACTGTTGGTATCGCAGAGATTTTTTCAAGTTTGGTGCAAACCCTGGCTCACTTGAGTTTGATTTTGCTATCATGTTCTTTACGAATACTGGTTTATTTAACAATTACAATGTTAGCCAGTATCTTCTTATGCAGCAATACCTAAAACAAGTTAAGAATGTTTTAGGTCAGATGTCTACATGGCAACTCGTTAACAACAAGTTTCTGCATATTTGGCCAGTGCCCGAGAACAACGACGAGGATGTTCTCTTAGAGTTTAGAGCTTTTGATCCTAATACTCTACACCATGCGTATAAGAGTTGGTTGCAGAGATACACTTTAGCATTAGCCAAAGAAATTCTAGGTGGTATCAGAGGTAAATATGCGACTCTTCCTGGCCCTGGCGGTGGCACGAGACTGAATGGTGCTGAATTATCTGCTGAAGCTCAGAGAGAGAAAGAGATGCTTGTAGAGGAACTCAAAACTGAGATCGAACCACCTGCGTTATTTGATATCTTCTAATGTCTAGATTTAAGGTAAATACCCCTCCTACAAATTTTCCAACGGAGAGGGACACTAGGTTATCGTTATTCAAAAAGAAGAACGATAAGAATCTCTTTAATATGGTGGACTACGAAAACATTAAGTTGTCTGGTTCACGAATTAAAGTGTTTGAATACATACCCTCTAATGACATTGATGATGTGTATCAAGAATCCAGACAGAAAACAATTGCTCAAGAACCAGTAACTGTTTGGGCTCACTATGATCCTCGACCAATAGAGGAGAACCTTTCTCAATTTGGTGTTGAGATGCAAATAGATCAGGTGTTTGTATTTAATAAATCTTACACGGAAAACTCCTTGGGTAGATCAATCGCTATTGGTGACGTTCTTCAACCTGAGTTTCAAGAGATGAAGTTTGAAGTGTTTGAGGTTCAAGAGGATAGCTTTGAAGCCTATGGTGTTTATCACTTAATGGTACACGCGAAACTCCTCAGAGACTCTCAAGACATTCACAATCAAGATTTCTTTGATCGTCCTGATCAGGTAGGAGGCAGATACTAATGCGTAAGGAATCACTTAAAAGCGACTTGAGTGTGCGAAACAAAATAGTTGATCTTACATCAACCAAGCTTTTGCCTGTAATTGATAACGTCTATAAAGAGAGCCTTCGTAGCATGTTACACATCTTTGGTAACATGTACTACATTGATGGTAACGGGAATAGAATTAAGATCAATTGCTCGCATGGTAACCCTGAAAGAATAGCGGGTCGCTTAAAGGCAGATAATACGTTAATTCTCCCTATGATCACAGTTGTGGAGACTCAAACAGAGAGCGATCAGAATAGGATGAGATATCAAAACATCATAAGTGAGAAAGCTTATGATCCTAAAAAACGTAGAGCCACACGAGTCCTCAGCTTACCACCCAGACCAATAAATATTACGTATGAGGTCAATCTGTGGTGTAAGTACAAAGCTGATTTAGACATGATTAGGTCCAATATCTTCTCGATGTTTAGCCCTGATTTAAACATTGAAACCCTCTATTCGGTCCATAATAAAGCCTTCATAAATAACGAACGAGAGGTCGGAAATGTTACCGCGTCTGACACTGGGGACAGGATCCTTCAGAAGACCTTGTCCATCACTTTAGAGACCTACATACCCAGTCCTAAGTTTGCGTTTACAAATACGGGTGAAATTGAGGAGTTTAATTTCAATATCACCCTCGATGAAAGCTGAAATTAACTATTTTTAAATCTCTAGGGTAGTAAATATAGTAGGAGCTTTTATATGAAAATTGTTAAAAATACAAGTATGCAAGGTTTAAACATACCCTTCGGAACACCGGATGGTACTAAAACTTTTTTCTTGGCTCCTAAGGATAGGCTTGAAGTTCCTCCTACATGGAAAAGCAAGATTGCGGAGAACTTGGTTCATCGCAGATTAGTAAAAATAATCAACATCGCAGATCCGGCTCCCAAGCAAGCAGTGCCTGTCCAACCTAACCTTAAGAATAAAAAAACCATCCGTAAAAGTAGTTAATCATGGCAATTCCAACCAGTCCATCCGTTGTAGTTCTTGAAAATGATATTTCGATTTTCACCCCGAATATCAACTCAAGCGTTGTAGGCATAGTCGGCTTCGCTAACAAAGGTCCGATCAATAAGCCCACTCTTATTACGAGCCAAGAGAATCTCATTAGAAAGTTTGGTAAACCAGACACAACCCTTTTGGGCCAAGGGCTTGAAGGCGCTCTTGAAGTGTTAGAAGCTACTAATCAATTGTACTTTGTTAGAGGTATTGATACTGATTCTGCTTCCTCTTATGCCTCAGCCGCTATTACTGTTGGTGCGTCTCCGGCAGTTTTAGTTAGTGGCTATGTTCCCAGCGTCAACGCCTCCTCTATCCTGTATCAAACGAAGAGTAACGACGGCACAAAGAGTGCCCAGGGGGTTGTTACTCTCGTAAGCTCGACAGACACAGTTGGAGACACCTCTGCGGTTACCCGTGCAAAGATTTTTGAAAAAGCATTTGACCCTGGCATTGTTGGGAATCAGGATGTCTTTGCATTTGTTGATGGCAATGATGTTTTCTTGGGTTCCCGATTCGCAGGTTCCGGTGCAACTCTTCAATTATCGGCTAACTACCTCGATGGACACGATCAAGAACCTTTAGGTTTCTCAGGTCTTAATATCATGGGGGTTGCCGATGAAGGCTTCTTACCAGATAATTATGGTGTTAGTGGTAACAATGTGACGGTCAGCGGCTACAGTTCTTCTGACGTTGCTCTCAATGCATACTCAATCTACCCTGGCATGGGTTACAACTTTAGTAGCCTTAGGGATGGCTCAACACAAGGAATTTCAATTGAGCTTAACAACGTCTCGGTTAGGGATCAGTTGGTGATTAATGACAGCGGCTCTCAAGTTGAATCCTACAATGCGATTGAGCTTGCTGCTTCAAGTGCCAATTCTGTTGAGTTCTTACTTAATGTTGATGAAGACAATAATGAGTCGGAATACGTGTTTGTGGAGCTTGAGAAAGACACAAGTGATTATGAGGCTCCTTCCTCATTCGGCGTGACAGCAGCGGCGGGTGGCTTCATAGGTGGTTCAGCCTTGGATAACAGGCCAGACGCTACACCTAGATTCTTGAAACTTGTTGATGGCGACTACAGATTTATTGACGGGGATAGTGGTGCTACTAATGCAACGTCCTTAATTGGAACGGCTGCAAAGAAAACTGGAATCTATGCTCTCGATGATGATTCTTTAAACATCTCGATTGGTATTGTTCCTGGTGTTACCGATGATGCTGTTCAAAATGCCTTTATTACTTTGGCTGAGTCTTCCAAAAACTTCTTAGCCTTAGTTGCTCCGCCGTTTGGGTTGGATGAGGTTCAAGATGCGATTCAATGGATCAACGGTCAAGACGCTGCAACCAGAGCAACTGCACTGAACTCCTCTTACGCTGCCGTTTACTGGCCGTGGGTTCAGATCTTCAACGCCTTTGCGGGTGCAGAAGAATACTATGATCCGTCGATCTTTGCTGCTAGACAGTGCGTCTTCACAGATGCTGTCTCGGAGCCTTGGTTTGCTCCGGCTGGTTTCCGAAGAGGGCGTTTAACTAAGCCTACGGACGTTGAGATCGCTCTTAACCAAGGCGATAGAGATGCCCTTTACTCTAACTCGATCAACCCGATCACTAAGGATCCAACCACGGGTATTACAATCTTTGGTCAGAAGACCACGCAAAGAGCACCAACTGCTCTTGACCGAGTCAACGTCCGCAGATTGATGATCTATACTCGTAAGGTTCTGCTTGAGCTTGGTAAGCCCTTCCAGTTTGAGCCTAACGATCAATTCACATGGGAACTGGTCGAGGAGTCGATCAACCCGTTCCTCGACGACCTTCTGGCTAGAAGAGCCATCGTTGAAGGTTCTGTTAAGTGCGACTCGACAACGAACACTCCCGCAAGAGTTGATAGAAATGAGCTTTGGTGCTCGGTGACAATCAAGCCTACGAAGGCTGCTGAAACGATTGTCTTCGAGGTCAACCTCACTAGCCAATCGGCAACCATTAACTAGTAATAATCATGGTAGATAGTTTTTTAAAGAACGACTACAGAGCGAACTTTGAGCCTGGGAAGAGCCTTCCTAAGATCTCCACGAAGCTCGACGCTGTAAGATCGTATCAGTTTGAAGTGAAGTTCTTTGGTGTTCCGCCTGAGTTCATCGGTACCCAACAAGTTTTAACTGCTGCTGCGAAGCAAGTCAGTCCGGTTGGTGGTGCGGTTGATGACATCGTTGTTGATCGTCTTAATGATAAGATGTACTACCCTGGTAAGTTCACGCCTGAGGCTGTCACGATCACCTTTGATAATCAGTTATTGACTCAAACCACTCCTGCTCTTTGGAATTGGTTTAAGACAATCTATGATCCGATTTCGGGTGACATGACCAAGCTGGCTGCTCCTGGTGGTCCTGGGAACAGATCATTCAAGGCTAACAAACTTACTATTCTTGAGCTTGATAACACTAACGAGCCACATGCCTTCATCGAAATGTATGGTGTGTATCCCACAGGTGTTAGATACTCGGAGAAGAACTACGCCACGAATGATTTCTCCACTGTCGAAGTGACCTTCCGCTACGACTTCGTGGACTACGACAAGATCAACTAACCTCTTAGATCTAATTCGGGTAGCCTTCTCCCTAAATAAGGGAGAGGGCTATTTGTCTATTATAAGTTATGGATAAAAGAGATTTACTAAAAAGGTTTAGCAAAGTTCACAACAAAAAATTAAGATTGTTGGAACAACAGGATGACCCTCGCATTCAACAGGCTGAGGGTCTTCTCGCAAACATACAATTCTCTCAGGATCCTACATCGCCCTACTTAAATGTGGGGCAAACCCTAGACGGTAAAACAGTAAAGTACAATCCAAAAAGCGGAAAATTGACAGGGGCAAATAGCTTTCAAAGGGCTACTTATCTTAATGGGAGGTTAAGTCCCCCAGAGGGTAAAAATCCTGAGGATGCTTTCAATAAAATGATAGGCTACCTTGTTGATGAGGCAAGCCCTGAAGCAGATCAACCTGTTATTGACCCTGTCTTAGATGAAAAGTTAACTGAATTAGGTGTAGACATAAAAGATCCTGAGTTAGTTCAACCCCTTATAACTTTGCTGGATAAAGCAAAGGCTAGCAACGTTGGTCGTGATGGCGGTAAAAACGCTAGAAATCTTGTGAGATCTTTAGTGGCTGATTATCCAGTTGTGGTAAAAGAAGGGGAATTCTACAGAGTCGAGCCGAGAGAGTCTAGTGTGGAAAGAGCTTTTAATTTAGCTGAGGCTCTCAACGGTATAGGATCCGAAGGTTACTGCGAAAGGTTTCAACGCACTGACAAGGGTGACATGGTAGTGTATACTGACTCTGGTGAAGGGCAAGAAGGGACTGTCTTCAGTAAAGGTAAAGCCAGAGCAATAGCTAACATGATCAGTGATTGCGATGACATTAAGGAGATCAATATAATACAGGAAGCCGCCGAAAGCTTGGGAGGCGAAAGTAATATACGAGGTAATACTTTAGAGTATCCCCCAGACTTATTCGCATTAAGTAGAACCTACTTCAAGAATAGAGAATCGCTTACTGAGGAACAACGTAAGAGATCTGAGAAGTTAATTAAAGACGTAGCACTTAAAATTGAAACAGGGATTAGATCCTTAATCGAAAATCGCGAAACATGGTTAAGGACAGCTAGAGATGCTGCCATCCCACTAGAGAGCCAAGCTGAGTTTGATAAACTGATGAGTTTGTTGGAAGACAATGGTAGGAATATTCAGGCTTCATTTCATGTGGCTTCCTTATCCAATAAAGAAAGGCTACCTGATTTATCGGTCAGATCTGGAGAAGTTACTAAAAAAGGTAGGAAGCAAGACTCAGTAGAGATTTGGTATGAGGAGGGTGCAGCTAAAAAAGCTTTAGATCAGGAGAAGCTAGAAGCTGTTGATGCTAAAGATCTATTCGATAGCCTCAACAAAACAGATTACTACAATGAGTTAGTTGATGCTGGTTACTTAAAGCCAGGGCAGCAAGTGTATGTGGGTGAGATTAGTTACAAAAACTATATCGCAAATGCTAACACAATTATGGGGAGCTTTTCAGATAATAACACTGGGGATTTTATGAGCGGTAACGCTAAAGACAACCCCGTATGGAAAACTTTCACAAAAGAAATAAGTTCGAAGACGATGGCTCAATATCGAGGTGAGTTTGATGCTATTCACAAAGAGCAGATGCAGATTAGGAAAGAGATTAACTCATTATCGAATAACATAGAGACAGAAGTAAACGGGAAAAAGGTGACAGTTAAAGCTTTAAACGAGATTATCAAGACCACACTGAACAACATACAGAAGAACTCTACGTTCACAGACACGCAACGAAACCAATTATTCAATAAACTAAGTAAACAAGCTACGGCATACAAGAATTCTAAAACTAATAAAGAAAGAAAAAAGATAGAATCTCAAATGAAATCCGCTCTTCTCATGCCTGCGTTAATGAGTAATCTAAAGGAAAGAGGTCCGCACAATAAGGCTGTGCAGATTTATGCATTAGGCTTAAACTATGCTGCGGGGGCCTCATATAGTAACAACACTGTGTTGCAGACAAACATGCTCAACGAAGGTATTAGCTACACTACTACTCAGAACAAAGCTTATCAAGAGATTGCAAAGTCTATTAGGCTCAACAATGATTCATGGGATTTAAATATCACTCAGAGTGGGTTATCCTTTACTAGGGCGGGTAATAAAAAATCTTCAATCTCTCTAGCGATGACAAGAGGAAACCTACAGTCTAAAAAATCTGACACACTGACGAGAGAGGGTAAGAAGATAAGATTCCTTGGTGCGGGTGGTGAGAGACGAACTGTTTCAAAAAAACCTAACCCATTAGGAGCAGCAGATACTTCTAATCCTGATAGGTTAGCTCCTTATGATAAATTGATCACACCAAGAGAAAGCTTGATGTGGGATGCATTGAACAAACTTCATGAAGCTTTAGGCGTCATCAAGGAAAAAGTAAGAATCATCAATGTTGACTAGATCACTAAGTCTAAACATTGCAACTTTAACATCACCAACAGAACCCACAAAGCTTGGACCCTTAACTGGCAGGCTTAACTCGTTGGTTATAGCTATTGGCTCCTTTCGATTCTGACCAATAAGCAACAAAAACTTTCTTGAAGATTTCTTGGAATCTCGATGAGATTGAGCTATCATCTTTGAAATTGTTGATTTAGGATTTAATAAATCACTTACTTGTTCATCATTATATCCTTTCTTACATTCAATAATGAATCTAAACTTTTCAGGAGTTATTAAGTCTCCATATACTTTCAAGTATTCAGGCAACTTGTGAGTTGTAGCAAAGGCCCCAGATCCTGGGGTGCGACAGAACTCTTTTGTGTCAAATCTCTCGTTCAGAGTCTTAGCAATCTTGTTCTCGAACCTGTTACCTTTAGCTCTTGAGTTTACCTTTTTCTTTTTTCTTAATGGCGATACATCAAAATCGTCTTTCATTTTAAAACCTCTAGACTATAATAGCTGCATGGATAAAGTATCATTATCGTTTAAGGATACCAAATTTAAATTAGTTGAACGCAGTAGAGGACGTATGAAAATTCAGATTAAGTTTTCCAAGGAAGAAGCCGAGGGCTTCAAGAACTTTTGTAAACTCAAGCCACCAGAACTTGAGGATGACACCTTTTATAAGCAAATCTTCTTTGCTGGTTGTAACGCAATGACTGAGCAGATTCAGTCGTTGGTTGAAGCTCATAAAGCCTCTCAGGAGGAAGGAGTGACTGAGGATGTAGCAGGGGTTGAACCTCTCAGTCCTGATGGAAAAGATCTTATTCAAGAAGACGATGGTCACCAAGATGAGCAAACAGAAGAACAACTTCAAGACAAATAGTATCCAAAACTCGAAGCATTTGAGTTCTATTGTAACTTCAAATATTGAGAGTAAGCAAAACTCGTACTACCTTATCACCAACACATGGGATAAGGTTTGCAATCATTTCAACGATAGGCTTCCGTCAGATGGCACTACGGATTTAAACGTTGTAGACATTTTTAATGTGCCTAATGCCCTGGACGTAATTAAGTCCGCGATTAAATCTCATAGAGAGACAATATCAACATCCTGTCTCTCGCGTTATGACCAACTACCCATGTTGGTTGTGATTCATAAGTCCTTCCCAAGAGTCGTATCTTATAATGGCTCAGTTGGCGCAGAGATTGGAGTCTAGATAGAGCTTGGATCCTTAGGAGTACCCATTTTATGGCTCCTATAGGATTCAAGTTTTTCGTTATACTTCTTGTTCTTGGAGTATAGAAGGCGTAGGTTATTCAGTATTACTGTTGTGAAGTAATTGAAAGCCTGCCCAGATTCCCTGTTGAAGTTTTTGAGTACTTTAAGTATAAGTAGGAAGCATTCCTGTTTAGCTTCTTCATGATCAACATTAAACTTGAAAGACAACATGAGTCTATTGATTAATATGTCGAACATGTTGAACAGTTCATCCTCGTTAGTTCGAATATCAAGTTTGAATTCTTGGATCAAATCCTCAAATCTTTTGTTGTCAATATAATAACTCACTTACCTATCATAGTCTTATGCCACAACTAAGTTTCCAGGGTGTCAACTCCAAGTGTGAGGGTTGCCCTGCGTTGAAGATGAATCTACCGACGCATACGATCTTGGACTATGAGTACAAAAACACTCCAGTAGACATCCTCTTCATATCTGATTCAGCAAAGATGTTTGAAGGTGAGTTTACCGCCTTTCGACCGCAAGAGTACAGCATCATCCAGCGTGAGCTTGCCAGATTTTCAAAGGATTGGGATGTTGGCTATACAACCGCTGTAAAGTGTCCCAATATTACTTCTGAGAATCTCAGCACTGGTATAAAAAAATCATGTAAGATTCACCTACATGATACAATCGATCACTACAAGCCTCGACTTGTCTTCGCTTGTGGAAAGGTCGCGACCACCCTTTTATATGGTAAAGCAAAGGAGGAGAGTAAGATTCGAGGCAAGGTTGATACCTTGGCAACGGAGACTGGGACAGAGTTCCAGGTTGTCCCAGTTATTCACCCGTTCCAAGTCGTGGCAGAGCCTAAGAACGCTTATCTTTTCAGGACCGACCTAGAGAATGCTCTAAATAACGAGCTATTAGGGAAGGCTACAGACGCTCAAGTGGACCATACTCTTGCTTTGAGCATAGGGGAATTGGACGAGGTAAGTGGTGATTTTATTGATACCAACATGGATCTTGCTGTGGATATTGAGACTACGGGTCTCAATTTTCTTGAGGATACAATTCACACAATCTCAATGACGCTTGTCAATCGCGATAGTGGTGAGCTTGGCAGAACCTTAGTATTACCCATTGATCATAAAGAAGCAAAGCTTGGTTATAAGGTGAAAGGTGCTTTTATGCGATTCATCTGTCAGGCTATGGCGAATAAAAATAACAGAAAGATATTGCAGAATGCGGGTTTCGACCTTAAGTTCTTGAAGAGGTATGGTGTCGAAGATGTGTATAATGTTTACGACACTAAACTCCTCCAACACCTATACAAAGAGGATGTTCCTAAGTCGCTTGCTGATCTCGTGTACTACTACTTCCCAGAAGAAAAGTTCTAATGCTAACAGTTGAAGGTAAGAAGTTTGATTGGAAGAATATCCCATTGATTCAATGCGTTGAGGGTAATGCAAAGGATACCTATGCCACCGCAAAGGTGTATGTAAAACTACTCGAAGAGGTTCGTCAGAAGAAGTTAGAGCACCTATACGAGAAGTTAATCGCACCTCTGACAGTTGCCTTTCGTGACATGGAGTTTGAAGGATTGCTTATCGATGAGGATAAGCTCAACGAGTTGGATCAGCAACTTCAAGACAAGCTCAAACTGGCTGACATTGCTTTGCGAGACGCTGCTGGTTTGGAGGAGGACGCCAACCTTAATTCCACTAATCAGCTTGTGAAAATTATCTATTCATTTGAGAAGAATGATGAAGGTGAATGGATTCAAGTTGACGACTTCGGTCTTGGACTGTATCCTTTCGAGTTTACTAAAAAGGGCGCACCTTCTACCAACGAAGAAACGTTGACTAAGGTGAAAGCCATGGTTGAAGAAGAGTTCACAGCGAGAGGCTTGAAGGTTGAATAACGAAGAAGTAAGCATCGCCAAGGCAGTCCTGAACAACATGTCGAATGACCAGTTGAAGGCTGCTAAGAAGTTCTTTGATCGTTTCTCGGAGTATAAAAAGCTGACCAAGCTTCACTCTGTTTACATTGAAGGTGCTCGCACCGCACTACAGAATACTGGTAACAGTAGAATGTATGTGAAGTATAACATCGATGGTACGGTTACAGGGCGAATCTCAAACTCTGGTGCCAACGTTGGTAGGAAGAAGACTGATAAAATTGGAGTGTCCTTCCACACTCTTCCTCGTGAGTCACTTGATGTAAATATTCGTGATTACGTGGTAGCCCCAGAGGGTCACGACTTTATCACGATCGACATGAAAGCCATGGAGCTAAGAGTTCTCGCTCATGTTGCCAATGAGGAGAACATGATTCACGCCTTTAAATCTGGCGTGGACTTGCACAGCTATTCTGCTGGATTGACGTTCAATAAGGACCCCAAAGATGTGAGTAAACTTGAACGACAGATCGCGAAAGAAGTGAGCTTCTTAACAGTGTATGGCGGAACTGCATACACTCTTGCTTCGAAGCGTAACATTCCAGAGGATCGCGCTGAGGAGATTATCAATAGTTGGCTAGCGGCTTTCCCAGGTGTAGGCCGATACATGAACACTATCGACGAATACATTAAACAGTTTGGTTACGCTAAGACCATCTTCGGTCGTTATCGCCACCTCCCTAATGTCCGCTCACCATTCAAGGGCGTCCGTCGCGAGGCGTTCCGACAAGGTTTGAACTTTACAATTCAATCTGCCGCCAGCGATATCCTACTGTGCGGTATGCTTGGTGTGATTGAGAAGCTTAAGGGTATGAAGGCTAAAGTTGTAGCCACTGTTCACGACTCAATTGAACTCATAGCTCCTAAAGAAGAGACTAGGAGGGTCGTTGAAATTGTTAGCGACGAGCTTGAAAACTACCACTATCTAAAAGACAACTTCAACATTCACTTGAAGGTACCGCTGGGTGTTGATGTTGAAGTTGGTTCTAGCTTTGGTAATGGTGTTGAGTATGAACTTTAACGACCTAGGTAATCCATCACTCCTAGCCATTTAGGGGCAGTGCTCTTGTGTTGAGTTTGCCATTCTAAAAGACCGAAAGAGCCGTATCTCCCAAAGTCTCCTGTGAGCCTATACAGCATAAAGAGATCGGCTCCCTCACTAAACCACTCATCGAGATCGATGTAGTAAAGCTGCCGCATACCTGGATCTCTGTTGGCTGCTACAAATAAGTTTGTAAGCGTTTGATTGTTTTGTGCGGCACCTACACCTACAAGATGCTGACCCCCTTCGTAGGCAAGCAATCTCAAGCCTCTTTGGTTTGTGTCAATTTTATTTTGCCTAGTGAACACATGGTGATTATTGACTATGTTTGCCTGACAGAGGGTGAGAAGATAGGGTATCGAAAAGGTCGGAGCTAGCGGAACGTTGTTTAGATTCCCAAAACCACCGCCAAAGTAAGGGGCGACCGCAAATGCATCAGCACTTTCATATGCATTCTGCCAGTCCATGATCTGCCTATTAATCCAAGGGTTAACACTCTGACCTGCAAGCACTCGTACAAGTCTCCTGTCATTTAACTGATTATACATGTTAGAGAACAGGTTGAAAACTTCCACTGATCTTTGAGAATAAAATAACCAGCCAGCGTGCCAAGGCTGTGGATTAAGCCCCAAAGCCATGCCTTCATTTTGTGCGTAAGTATTTTGATCGAAGATTCCGTTCCATACTTCATTACTATATTCCAAATAAATTGTAAGTGATGGGTCTAGAGCGATTCGACATAATAAAGCAAGATACTGAACATATAGGTCGTTTGCCATGTGAGGCACACAGATCCACATGTTCTTACATGTCTTGTTGCACAGATCAATCATGTACAACGGGTGGACACCTTCTGATGTAGCCTGCGTGTAATTATAAAAGTTGGTAGCATCATACCAATTGATCACAGGATTATCGTTGGTCCTACCCCAATTCATGAACCTAATCGTATCGAAAGGCTCCAAGCTCTTCATGAAATCAGGATGAAATATTCTTTGTGAGTTATCATATCCAGGTAAGTAGACTCTAATATTTTCAATGGGCTGGACGATGTCAGTAATTCTAAGTGTAAAATACCCATCGCTTGGGACCTGTAAATTAATTTTAATGTGGCCTTGAGTCTGTTGAACTATTGTAACAGAACCATTACCTCCTGCTAAGGGTTGGACAGTTCCGACACCGTCGTATCGAATATTGTAGATGCCGTCAGGGTAGTTGGGAGAACCATTGGAGAATATGATAGATTCAATCCACTGATTAGACTGAAGACTCTGAGGCCATCCCAACTCATCTGTAATGACTGTTGGGCCTGTGCCCCATGAGAATGGACTTGCTTGGTGGCTTATCCATTCACGGGAGCTTTTAAAAGCGTCTACGAAGGGAGTCTGCTGGTGCCAGTCAGTGACTGTCTCTAAATTAATACCAACAGGGCCTTGTGGGGCGAGAGCGAGCAGCATTGAAAGTAGCATACCTTTATATAGGCATGGCTACTTTCTTATTCTTCTACCTTGTTTGTCGAATTTGAGCACGCCCATATCCTTCATCAATTGAATGTTGGCTGCCCCGGTCTTTTTACCCATCGCTCTCTTCTTAGCAGCGATCTTAGACTCCTGACCTCTGACACCCATTTTGTTGACATTCTTTTTGGACATAGGCTTCTCACTAGTGCCTTTCTTAAAGTTTTCTTTACCGCCCTTTACATCCTTTTTTACCGGGATTTGACGAGTCGGAGCACTTGGGCCTTCCGCACCTTTAGCAGGTTGAATTCTTTCTCTGCGGAACTTGCCACCGCTTCTTCCAATAGCGGCTCTGCGGCTAGGGTTCTTCTTCTTTGACACAGGCTTAGGATCTTTTTTAGCCTTTTCCTTCTTGTATGCCTCGGGATCACCTCCAGCCTGCTGAATTGAAGCAGGTGTGGTTTTCATTCGAGGATCGTTTTCTTCTTTAACACAGTTGGGGACCATCTTTTTACCCTTCTTCTTTAATCCTTTCTGAGTCCAGCCGACCCAACACCTTTCAGCTAAATCTAATCTTGCATTTTTCACACGACGAAGCATTGCCTTGGGAACAACTTTAGGCTTTCCTTCGTTGAGTAACTTATTCACGATCATTTCACTCATTCTGTCTAAAGCGTCAGAGTTTATATCGGTTGAACAATTCCATCTACGACGAGCCGCCTTACCACGCTCACCTGTCCATCCTCTACTTCTAGCACAGAATGACTTCCGACGTTTAGCCGCTTTGCTGCCGGGTTTCAGTTTGGAGGGAGGTGTGGTCACAGCAGTCTTCAGTTTAGAGCCTGGGTTTTGACGACGATACTTCTCAACACCTTTCTGTGTCAACCCAGCACCGCTTTTAGTAGACCTCTTGTGCCCACCCTTCTGTGTCATACCAGACATATCACCTTTTTCTAGCAAAGCTTGCTTAAACTTTCCAACCATGGCTATAATACTCCTATCCTATTTACCCCTATGATAGACTTTCTTCAAGATAAAAAGAGTTCCGTTTCTTTGGTTGATCGCATGATGGCTGACTCAGCCCTTAAAACTGTCAACGCAGCTAGATGTTCTTATGATAATGAGAAAGACCTATTTGATGATAGAGATAGGAAGCTTACAAATTTTCTGTGGAAACATGAGCACACATCTCCCTTCCGTCACAGCTACTATACATTTCAATTGAAGCTGCCAATTTTTGTGGCTAGGCAGTTAATGAAATATCAGGTTGGTTCGGGGTTTAGGTCAGTAGAGGCTGACGGAAGGGAGATATTTATTGAGGAGTTTGATCATTTGTATGATATTGACAAGGGCTGCTCCTGGAATGAAGTCAGCGGTAGATACACTAGGACATCGGATGATTATTATCTCCCGACAGAGTTGAGATCTAATCCTCCTCATGGAAACAAGCAATCATCTGAGGAATATGAAAACCCCATGGATGAGAATACCATGGGTTATATGTATCCAGGTGAGATTATTGAATATATGGATCAGCTATGCACTAATTCCCTACACATGTATAATCGAATGATTAAAAACGGTGTAGCTAAAGAGCAAGCAAGAGGCATCCTTCCCCAATGCATGTATACCAAGGCATACTGGACTCTCAGCCTGCAAAGTGTTATTTGGTTCTTGCATCAACGTCTAAAGCCAGACGCTCAGTATGAGATTAGGATGCTGGCTGAAGGCATCTACGAATTGATGAGAGATGATCTTTGCAAACTAGGCATTACAAAGGAGAGTCTGTGAAGAAATGCCTGATCATTGGAGACACTCACTATGATACCAAATGTGAAGGCTATCTCCAAAGCCAAATAGAATCTACGATTAGGCTTGTCAATGAGCACAAGCCAACTCATATTGTTTTCCTTGGTGACATCTATCACCATCGAAAGCCTTCACCTGATGTGATCGTAGAAACTCATAAGATGTTTCAGAAACTGGCTCTTATCCCAGGTCTAAAACTCATGTATGTGCTTAGAGGGAACCATGATTCGCAAAATAGAAACGATGACGGGTTGACTGCGCTGGAAACACTTTGCTACCCAGGGTCAAAAGTGCGGCTTGTCCAGCAGACTCACGTTGATACTAATCTTAAGTTATTACTAATACCACACTATGAAAATGAAGAAACGATTAAGGAACACTTACGTAGAGGACCTGATGATAATTATATCGCTTTCGGCCATTTCAGCTACTGTCCTGATCACCTTGGCATTCGTGGCTTTAACTCTAGCCTTACGCTGAAAGACTTTGAATGTCGTACAATTCTTGGTCACATTCATAAGTATTTAGAGGATGAGCACGTAACTATTCTCGGAACTCCCTGGTCTACAAACTTCGGAGAAGCTGATAATGAACATTACGTTGGCATCCTAGAGGAAACTCCTAACGGCTGGGGGCCACTTAATAAATTTAAAGTAGGATTTGGACCTCGCTTCTACGAGGCCCCCTACGATGCTCTTGAGGCAATGGAAGAGGAGATCTCAGATCCGAGCTACTTTACTCTTCTGCGCGTTACTATTGACAAGTTCTCAGAGGATCCACCTTCTCTTCTTCGCGCTGACATTGCTAATAAATTTAAAGTGGCTTATGTCGATTTAAAGTTTCAACCCGTTTATGATGATACTTTGAACGAGAGATTGTCGGGCTATGATCCTAATGTGCCTTTAACTGTAATTGATGCAGATATCATTGGGAAGTATATCGAAGAGCAATGCTCCACAATACCTAAGGAGAGATTAGAGGAAGGGCTAAACCTTATCAAAGATTATGCAGATCAAGAAGATCACAGCTAAAAACTTCTACTCATTCAAACATTTAGACCTAAACTTCTCGGACCTCGATGGGATAACCAGGATCCTGGGTCGGAACAAAGATAGTGGAGGATCCAATGGCGCTGGCAAGAGTGCTCTGTTTGAGGCTGTCACCTGGGGCATCTATGGCACCACGATTCGCAAGTCTACCGAGGCGGCTCTAGTTAACGCTCAGGCTGGCAAGGATTGCTCTGTATGCGTTGAAATTGAAAAGAAGGGTATTGGGACCATCGTAATTACGAGGTCTAAGAGACCCACTGGTTTGGACGTAGAAGTTAACGGCACCTTGGTAAACAAGTCTAATGCGACTCAAACTCAAGAGGCATTAGAGGAATTGCTTGAGAGCGACTACAAATCTTTCCTTGCATCAGTGGTGTTTGGTCAACACTCTACATTCACCTTTCTCGATTCGACCCCAGAAGATAAGCGTAAGATTATTAAGAACTGTTTTAACCTTGATGACATTTTCTCAAAGCGTGCATCCGTTAAGCAATTAAAGTCTTCGTACCAAGGCGAGTTAAAGGTAATTGGAACTCTGTTAGCTAATCTTATCAACGAGAGAGATAAGTTGCAGGCTGAAGTCCCTGATGAGAAGTATAAGCTCATGAAGCTCCCAAGCCTGGAGAATATTCTAAAAGATGAATCCAAGATCGCTGAAAATGAGAAACACATACGAGAGTATCAACGAGCGATAAAAAAAGAACGTGACCGTCTTCGTAGAGTTAACGATGCAATTAAGGAAGGAGTCTACGAGGAAGAAAAAGAATGCCATGTCTGTAAAAGCACTTACTCCAAGTCTCAAACAAAAAAGGACATAGCGGAACTTAAGAAAGAAGCGAAAGAGTTAACAAGCCAACTTAAAGATAAGGAGATCTTGGTAAAGGACCTCAGAGACATTAATGACACATCAAAGCCGAAGATTTCTTCGTCTGAGTGGGCAAAATACAATAAGAAAAATAAACAGATTGAGAATGCTCAAAGTAGCATACATAGATTATCCCAAGTGTCAGCGCAGTTAGAGGAATATGAAGCCAAAAGACTTGAGCTTGATTCTTTACTTGAGGTTATGAAGTTCTGGGAGATTGCTTTCTCAGAAAAGGGGCTTATTCGTTACATCATTAGGAACATTTTGGATTACTTTAACTTACGATCTAACGAGTATGCTTCAATCCTTACTGGTGGACAGTTCTCTTTGGAGTTCAACGATGAACTGTCAGAAACCATTTGTAACAACAACGTAGAGACCAAGTATATTTCTTTATCTGGGGGTGAGAAAAGGAAGGTCAACCTAGCTATAATGCTTGCCCTTCAAGATCTTAGCTCTAAGATTTCGAGAACTGATTGCAACCTCTTGTTCTTTGATGAGGTTTGTGATAACATCGACAATCCTGGTATCTTGGCCGTTAACAGTCTTCTTCGCACTTTAGAATCCCAGAACCCTGAGAAGAAGGTCTTAGTGATTACACATAATAACTATTTACAGGAACTTCTGGGGGATACGAACGCAATTACAGTTAGAAAACACAAAGGTATTAGCAAGATTAGCAATGGCAATTAAACAATTGGATAGTATAGGTCAAGAAATTTTCATGTCTCGTTACGCTTACCCAGGCGAAACGAAATATTCAGAGAGATGTAAGGCGATGGCGAAGCACATCGCATCTGTTGAAGGTGATGAAGAAATTGAAAAGTATGAGAAGAAGTTCTACGACGCCCTCAGCACTGGTGATCTTGTACCTGGGGGTCGTATTATTTATGGTGCTGGCCGTAGTCAGCAAAATCTTCTCAATTGTTACGCTATTGAGCCTGACGACAGTGTAGAATCTATCGGTAAGACCATTCAAGATATGTATCGCATCTCCTGTGGGGGTGGTGGCATTGGTTTTAACTTCTCTAAGATTCGCCCGAAGGGCGATGACATTGGTAACGTGAAGAACTCTGCTCCTGGCTCTGTGTCGGTGATGCAAATGATTAACGAGGTAGGAAATCATGTTAAAGCAGGTAAAAACAGACGAACAGCACTTATGGCAGAACTTAATGTGGATCACCCTGATCTACTGGACTTTTTGCATATTAAGCTGGATCTTTCTCAGTTAACAAACTTCAACATCTCAGTTGCGATTACTGATAAGTTTATTGAAGCATGTGAAAATGATGACACTTGGCAGTTTAAGTTTGGCAACCGGGATTACAAGGTGTACTCGGCAAACAGAATCTCCAGTGATGGACACAGTGAGGTTATCAACATTGTCGCACTGTCTGAAGAGGATGCTCTTGGTCGTGCGAAGCAACACCATCTTCGTGGCTGGGATGACCAATTTGAGGATGTTCAGGAAGTTCAATTCAAGGCTATTGACCTGTGGAATCGACTGTGGAAGAATGCTGTGAAGTCTGGTGAGCCGGGTATCTTTAACCTGTCGCTGACAAATCGTTACACCAACATGTCCTACTTCCTTCGCATGAATGCCACTAACCCTTGTGGTGAGATTCCATTAGACTCTTACGCCAATTGCTGCTTGGGTCATATCAATCTGTCCAACATGGTGAACGAGGATTCTAGCGATTTGGATTGGAATCGGCTTGCTAGGACTATTCGCACTGGCATTCGATTCCTCGACAATACTCTAACTGCAAATCACTACCCTATTGAAGAGTGTAAGATTGCAGGTGATCGCTCCCGCCGTATTGGTTTGGGCACGATGGGTTTGCACCACATGCTTATCAAACTTGGCATCAAGTATGGCACGGACAAATGCATTGAGTTTATTGATCGACTCTATACCACGATTCGTAACGAGTCTTACCTTGCGTCGGTTTACATCGCCCGTGAGCGTGGCTCTTTCCCCGAGTTCAATGCTCGCAAATACCTGAACGAAGAGTTCGCTAAGACGCTTCCGGCTCGTATCAGGATGCTTATTAAGGAGCATGGCATTCGTAATGCTGTCATGCTTACTGCCGCTCCCACGGGTACTGTCGGTATGATTCACGGTGCGTCTACGGGTATTGAACCCATCTTTGCCCCGATGTATGATCGCCGCTACCGTGAGGGTAATACTTGGAAGTCTCAGATGGTTCTCGATCCTCTGTTCAAAAAAGATCTAGAATCTGGTGGCAATGGTCGTCACATTGTAGGATCCTATGATATTACTCCTGAGCAACACATGGCTGTTCAGGCATGTATTCAAAAGTATGTGGACAATGCAATCAGTAAGACTATCAATCTCCCTGAAGATGCTGATTACGAAGTTGTTTCCAAAATGGCTTTGAAGTATGCTCCTTATCTTAAGGGCATGACTGTCTATCGTGCGGGTTCGAAGGGCATGGAGCCACTCAAAGCCCTGCCACTTACTGACGAAAATATTGCCAAGGCTAAGGAACTTATTGCAAGCGATCAAGCTGAATCAGAAATGGCTGTGGAAGCCTGCAAGATTGGTGGGGAGTGTGGAGCCTAATGCCTTACTATAACTATTACTGCGTGGAGTGTGACAAAGAAGAAATGCGTCACATTCCTTTGGTGGATGACGTATTCACTGAACAAGTTTTAGTTAGTAGCCTCAGTCAGGAAGAGATTGATGCTCTCCCTGACTGGGACGATCCTAGGGATTATGAAGTTTATAAGGAAGTTAAGTATGGAGATATGCCACCTGATGTGGTAGACTGTCTCTGTGGAGGCAAAGGCGAGCGTCTGGTTGACGGAGCACCAATGATTAAGCATGGTAGAAACTCTTACCAAGCAATGAAGGAACGTCAACGCTACCACACTGAAGGTATGGATAAAGTGCAAGCAGAAAAGTTCTATAAAGAATCTTGCGAAGCAACAAAAGAAAGAATTAAAACAGGCGATCAGCACTACAAGAGGGTGGTTCCTAATTGGAAAGTCCTTGAGAAGGAAGGAGTCGTCAAAAGAACTAGCTCTGATCAAGCCACAAAGAACAGAGAAATTTTAAAGCAAGCAAACATTCAAGCAACAAAAGACGGTACCATCGGAAAAGCAGCTAGGAAAAAGTAGACCCTGACCCTATCATAAACTATGCCCTACCATATTAGCGACAACACCAAGCGTGGTTGTCTGTACCTTCTCAAGAAGGACATTGAGTTCTTCTCTGAGATCGTTCCACTTCTAAAGGCTGATTACTTCGACTTTCCTGCTTACAAGAATGTTTTCTTGGGGGTAAGGAATTACTACGATAAGTATCGAAAGCTGCCCTCTGACTCAGTTCTGCCAGACTACATTAATGCTAGCGTCTCTGGTGCGGCTGACACTGGTATTGATTACGAGAATACCATTGCAGAGATCAACACTATCGACAAGTCTTGCCTTGGTGACCGTGAATTCCTTCTCGACACCGTAGAAGAGTTCGCTCGCCAAAAGGCAATGGACGGTGCGGTTCGTAAAGCGATGGTCATCCTAAACGAAGAGGGTGAAATCGCAGAGGTTGAGGAGCTTGTAAAGAACGCGCTACTCGTAAATCGCAACGTAGACGTTGGCCAGGACTACTTTGAAGAAGTTAACGCTCGCCTATACAGATCTTACCAGGATAACAACCAGCGAAAAATTTCTACAGTCTTCGCTACCCATGATAGGCACCTTGAAGGTGGTTTAGCAGCTAAAGAGCTTGCCATTGTGGTCGCACCTCCAGGTGTTGGTAAGTCACTATACCTTGTGAACCAGGGTGCTCATGCCATCTATGAGGGTAAGAATGTCTTGTATCTCTCATTGGAGATGAGCCAAGATAAGATCGCAGGACGATTCGACTCTGTGCTCACAGAGATTCGTAATGCTGATCTCAAGAAGCCTCATGCTCAGTTGAAACTTAAGGATCGCCTTAAAGAAGTTCAGAAGAAAACCAACGGCAGGCTGATTATTAAAGAATTCCCAACGGGTGCATCTAATGTAAATCAGTTGCGAGCCCTGCTGGTACAGTTGCGACTTCACAAGGACTTCGTACCTGATCTGATTATTGTAGACTACCTGGAGCTTCTACGTCCAAACCGTATTATTGATTCTGAGTATCAAGCTCAACAGAGAATCGCAGAGGAGCTTCGAGGGCTTGCGGTCGAGCATAATTGCCTTGTCTGGACAGCCTCTCAAACCAACCGTCAGGCACGCCGTGTCAACATTATCACAGACGCAGAGCTTGGCGACTCCTATGGAAAAATCCGCCCTGCTGACTGGGTCATCTCTTTGAATCAGACTCAAGAGGAGTATGATGAGGGTCAAATGCGGGTCTTCGTTATTAAGGCTCGTGACTCGAAACAGCACTATCTAATTAATATTGGGATCGACTACACGACCCTTCAGATGAGAGAACCATCACATGAAGAACAGCAAGCCGAGTGATTTCCCTTTTATAAAAGACAAAAAACATATCTACAATAAATTTGTAGATAAAGAAATCGGTGAGATAGAACTGGGGTGGGCCACGTTCACCTTTGAGCTTCACTCAGACTTGCATCAGGACGATCAGAAAGTTGACGGCGTATGCTGTTGGGATGAGCGTGCAATAAAATTAGAGATGAATCTCTCTGATTTCGATGCTCGTGAGACTATAATTCATGAAATCTACCACTGTATGCTAGAAGGTGTAGGATTAGACGAGAAAAACTTTGACCAGCAGAGGATGTTTATGTCTAATGAGCAGCTTGTGGTAGCCCTCACTAAACAGACCATGTTAATTCAAAAGTTTAACCCCAAATTATTCGCAACAATTTATGCTTGATCCAGAAAACATTACGCAGGAATCCTACGAAACCGCTATTAGGGACGTAGGGCAAGTGGCCCGTGATCCAAACGAGGTCGCCAACCAGCTTCGTGAAATCTCAGCACTCTACGGCTATTATTATGGTGTCATGATTAAGGTCAAAAGACTCCTAGACAACGCTGAGGATGCTTTGGAGAACTATAAGGCATCTGCTCGTACCGCCAAAAGAAGCGAAGGCGTTAAGCTGACTGCTGTCGCCGCTGAAGATTACGTTCAGTCGCTTGAGGTGACTGGAGAATTAAACAACGAATTTCGTCGTCTCAAGGAAAGCTACGGCTATGCTAAGGGTATCTGTAGCACCTTGGAGATGAAGAAAGATATGCTTGTCCAGCTTTCCGCTAACAGTCGGCAGGAATCCAAGCTTTACCAGTAACTTGTTAGAACTCGATTGCAAACCAACAGCCTAAAGGAGAAATAAAATGGCAAAAACACTAGCAGAACTTCGCGAGATGCACAAGAAGATTATGAACGACGACAAGCCACAAGGTGGTGGCGGTGGTCAGGGCGTATCTAACTGGGCTACGTTCCAGGAAGGCGATAACTTCGTCCGGTTCCTTCCCGGTAAGGATGACCCGTTGGAATTCTTTGTGGAAGGCGCTGTCCACAAATATCAAAACAGCGAGGGTCAATGGCGGAACTTTAAGTGTCGTAAGACTCAGGGTGAAAAGTGCCCTGTGTGCGACTTCTACTTTGACCTGTGGCGTCGTCACAAGGAACTGAACCTGGGTAAGGATGCGACTGGCAAGAACGTCAAGTCGAAGTTTGGTGACCTTGCAACTCAACTCAAGGCAAAGCCGAGATTTTACTCGATCGGTGTAGTGCGTGCTCTTGAGGAGGCTGATGAGGATCCAGTCAAGTACATCGCCATGAGCAAGCAATTGTTTGATCGTGTGATGTCGGCCATGATTAACGAGGACTTCCAAGATGAGGATGATCCTGATAACAGCACGATCATTGATTTGGAGCGTGGTAACGACTTCAACATCCGCATCACCAAGCAAGGTCAATGGCCTAGCTTCATCGAGTCTAATGCTAAGTACAAGAAGACTCGCGCTGGAACACCCGCTCAGGTTGCTGAGTGGATGGATAATGAATTGAACCTCCAATCTCTTGTTGAGATTGGTAGCTATGAGGAGGGCAGGGAACTTGTAATGAACCTTGAAGCCTCTCTCAACCCCGTTAAGACCGAGACCACCTCGGACGCTCCACCTTGGAGTGATGACAAGGGAGATTTGCAAGTATGATGAATAAGAAATTTTGGTTGACAGGCTTTTTCGTTACAGTATTTGGCCTTCTGTGTACTGGTTGTGCGTTAGCGGAGAGTCTCTTCTCTGATAAAGTGGTTACCACCATTGGAAACGTGCGTCCCGAAGCTCGCGCTGAAGCCGTTCCGGCTGATTTAGGTATGCTTCCTCCAGAGGTTGCAGGCAAGATGGCAGCTAAAGGTGAGACTTTAGTTCTCGTAGACAAGGCCCACGTTTTGGACCCCACAGGGGATGTCGTGGATGTGATGGATCCTGGTTCGGAGGCTTTGGACTCTGCAATCAGCATGGCTCTTGGGGGTCTGAATACAGTCTTCCCGGGTGTTGCTGCTCTTGAGGGTCTTGGCCTTCTCTTCTCAAAGAGAAAGCGTAAACACTACGGTGCTGCTGTTAAGGCTGCTGTTCCTGGCAATGGCAAGATGGAGTTGAAAGATGCCGTGATGTCGCTTGGTAAGGCTATTGGTGCGGCTCACAGTTCGGATGGTTCGAAGAAGGTCTTCGAAGAAGAAGATAAGAAACCTACGGCTTCAGCATAAAAAAACAAAGGGCGAACCAATGTTTCTAACCCAGGTCCTTGGATCTGGGTTAGTTTTTTTATACTCATAGGACTATTATGTCCCTATGCGTAAACTGAAGATACTAGTTGTATTCGCAAACCACGGAGGGTGTAGTTACTATAGGCAATTAAGTCCCATAGGAATGATGTCTCAGGAATTAAGTGATAAGGTTGAAGTTAGATTCAACGACAACCCTTTAGAGGTGGACCCTGAAAAGAACTACGCTCCTCCAGCAGAGAAGCTCAATGACATGAATTGGGCTGACATTGTCTTTGTCGCAAACATTCTAAAGTATGGAGGCCCCTATACCGCTCGTGTTGTTGGGATCGCTAAAGAATTAAAGAAGTTTGTTCACTTTGACACAGATGACTTGCTGACCGATCTTTATGAAGAGCATCACTTATTTGAAACCTACAGAGACAACAAGCTTGGTGAAGTTACAAAGTATTGCTATTACAACGCTGACCTAGTGACTGTTACGTCTGCTAAGTTTGCTAATAGAATTAGACCTTTCATAGGTAGATGTTTAGCTGTAGTTAAGAACAACCTAGATTACCAGCTACCTGCGTGGAACCACCCAAAAACCAAAGCGAAGTTTACAAGAATTGGTTACGCGGCAGGTATTCACCACCGGGGTGATGTTAAGGTCTTCAACGCCATCCCTCACCTTGTCAATCAAAAGGTTGGCAAGGAAAATGTGCAATGGAATTTCTATGGCCACCCACCCCCAGACCCCAAGAAGCCTAAGGATAGTTGGGAGGCTAAGGTCTGGCCTGAGTACCTCTCACAGCTTCTGAGGGGCTTCAAGGGGCACAAAAACTATAACATCCACTACGCGCTACCTCCTGATGCTTACGGACGTTATTACGCGGATATGGACGTTGCGATAGCACCCTTGCAGATGAACAACTTTAACGATTCTAAATCAGATATTAAGGTGGCTGAATGCTCTCGGTACAAGATTCCGCTGGTTGCCAGTAACGTTGGCTGCTATGAAGATACAATTATTAACGGTGAGACAGGCTATTTGATTGATCCTGATGCTCCTAAGAGTGAATGGATAAGGATACTTACTAAACTTTGCAAGGATAAAAAGCATCGTATTGAATTGGGTAGAAACTTACATGAACGAACAAAGGATTTGTTTGATGGGCGAAAGTCGTGCCAGGGGAGGTATGACTTGTACATGCAAGCAATGCAGCAAGTGGGGTATAAATTAAATGATTAAATTTGTTAGTGGTTGGGGTGGTCCTGGCGGTTCCACCATCGCTTTTAATAGTCTTGTAAACGCTCTTAATGCGAAGGGTATCAAGTCTTGTTTTTACACTCCGCATAAGTGGGAGGGTATAACCTGTGAATGGAAGCATCATGATGAGGTGTCTCCTTTAAAAGAAGATGTGTTTGTATACCACTACATGCGTGTGACTGACAAGTTGCCTGTTAAGAAACAGATACTATCTTGCCATGAGACAGAGATCTTCCCGATCAAAGAGATGAATGACTTGGTGTTTGATGACGTTCACTTTGTCTCTAACTTTCAAAGAGATTGGCACGGTATCGATGGGCATGTTATCCCGAACATTGTTCAAAAATACACGCCCAAAGATAATAAATTTAAAGTGGCTGGTATTATTGGTAGCGTAGATGAGAACAAAAGAACTCACGAATCTATCGAGAGAGCCCTAAAGCATGGGCACGACGATGTTAGAATTTATGGAGCGGTTACCTCTCCTGAATATTTTAACGATAAGGTGTTGCCTTTGCTTGGTAACAAAGTCTCCTACAGAGGCGTCTCCACGGACATGCAGTCAGTGTATGATGTATTAACTGATGTCTTCCACTCTCCAAAGCTTGAGACCTTTAACTTAATCAAGCCTGAGTGTAAGAGTGCAGGAGTGAAATACCACGGCAACGAGGGTAATGACACCCAGGCTGAGTACTGGGAAGACGATAAGGTTCTTGAAGCATGGATCGACTTATTGAACTAACTAAAACTAAGAACTACGTCATCAATGTAGACTCATCAAAGGAGTCCATGGCAGAGTGTAAAAATGTCTTGGACCAGCTTGGTGTGCCTTTTGAGAGATCATCTGCTAACACTACGTCTTCACCATCAAATCCCTACGGTAATCACTTTGTGGGTTGTGGCTTGTCTCACTTGCATCTTCTGAAAAACATGAAGCCGGGGACTGTAGTGTTTGAGGATGATATTGTGCCAACAGACGCTTTCAAGTTAAAGTTTTCAGTGCCTGAATATACTGACGCTGTCTATTTAGGGGTGTCTAATCATGGCACAATTAGGAATAATAATTTTGGATATCCTGGTATCGTGATGGCTACTCAAGAGACACCAGAATTTAAAAGAGTGTATAACATGTGCGGAACTCATGCCATGTTGTTCTTGAGTCAGAGATACATCGACGCTGCTGCTGAAGTTATTGAATCTTATCTTAATGACTTCATTCCTTGCGATGTGGCGTTAGCTTCCATACACAAGGACTTCAAGGTTCTAACGCCAAATAGCCCTTACTTCTACCAAAAAGATCAACCAGATCTTACTAACTTCACATTGAAAGTATGAGTAATATAATCACTTCAGATGTTATTGGGCCATCACCTGGATGTGCAGGTATTGGCAATCAGCTATTTCAAATAGCCTCAGTTCTAAGTTACTCAAAAGACAATGGACACAAGGCAATCTTCCCAATCATAAAGAGTCCAAACCATGGGGGCTACTTCAATAACTTCTTAAGGAGATTATGCACCGACGAGTCCGAGGGTCATGCCTTCGTATTCACCGAGTCTTCATTTGAGTTCGAACCTATTCCAGTGGTTAATAACTCAGTTTTTATTAAGAATAGTTACCTTCAAAGTCATCGCTACTTTCAACACAATAGAGACCACATTCTAAAAATGTTTGAGATGACCGATGAGGATTTAAACTATCTGAAGAGCAAGTATAAGGTAGATGAGTTTACGACTGGAATGCACATCCGCAGAGGAGATTACCTAGAGCTTCCTTATTCAAACTATCATGCTGATCTGACGAGCACAGACTACTATGAGAGAGCCTTAGACTTGCTCAAGCCATCCAACCTACTCATCTTCACTAACGATAAGGAGTGGGCAAGAGAGAGGTACCCAGGCCATGTAATAGCTGATGAGGATAAGGATTATATGGAGATTTACCTCATGTCCTTGTGTCAGAACAATATAATTGCTAACTCTAGCTTCTCTTGGTGGGGAGCTTGGTTAAACAATAATCAAGGTAGGAAGATTGTTGCTCCCACCAAATGGTTCGGGCCTTTAAACGCTCATTTATCAACAAAGGATATGCATCCGAAGGATTGGATTTTAATATGAAAATAGCTTTCGTAATTGTAGCGACCAATGACTATGTGAAGTTTGTTAACCCCCTGTTAGACTCTATTCACAAGTACTTTCTAAAGAATCACGATAGAGATTTCTTCGTGTTCACGGATAACGTGAATCATCCTTTGAATCACGATGCTGTCGCATTAAAGATTGAGCCGAGGGGTTGGCCTGGAGATTCCTACTATCGTTATCACTACTTCCTAACAATAAAGGATAAGCTAAAGGACTACGATTACATTTACTATTTAGATGCAGATATGCTTGTCGTTGATCATGTTGGCGAAGAAGTCCTTACTGATCTTTTAGGAGTTCAGCATCCCGGCTTTATAGTTAACAAGCAAGGTACACCAGAGGATGTACAGACAGAATCCACAGCCTATCTTAAGAAGGAAGAGGTGTCACAATACTGTTGTGGAGGCTTCCAAGGAGGTTCCGCTGACGAGTATCTTAAGCTTTGTGAAGTGGTGTCAAAAAATATTGACAAGGATGACTCTAAGGGCATATTAGCAATATACCATGATGAATCACATGTTAATAGGTATTTCGCGGATAATCCTCCAACGAAAATCTTAGATGCAGGTTATTGTGCTCCTGAATCAGCTTGGTCGATACCATTCCCCAGCATGATATTAGCGTTGGATGTTTCTGTAGATCAGATATTAAAGAAGGATTCCCGTGGATAATTATCTAAAAGGAAAGAGAGTAGCCTTGGTTGGCCCTGCTAAATCGATTGAAGGGAGCAACAATGGTGCTTACATAGATTCTCATGATGTGGTCGTTAGATTGAATCATGCTAAAATTGGTAATCCGTTAGACTCAGGAACCAGAACAGACATCATCTATTATGATGGTTCCTACCATGATTATGGAGATACAAAGCTTAAATATCTCGTTTGCTCTTATCCTCCTTCGGAATGGTTCTTCAATGAACGATGTCTGGAAACTTGCCATGTGTATGGTTACACTTATTTAAACAAGCACGAGATAATAGATTCGGATCTGTATTCTAATATTAAAACAAGCTTGAATGAAAACAATAAGAGCAGACCTAATACTGGCCTAATTGCCATGGTGGATTTGCTGAACTATGATATCGATAGCTTATTTATCACTGGATTGGACTTCTACCGCACCAGTTACGCTAAAGAGCATCCTGATTACGGGGATACCGATTTGGAGAGAATAAGCGAAATATTCAAAATTGGAGACAATGGGGACTATCATGATATCGAAGGTCAATTTCAATACTTTTTAAACAACGTAGCGACTGACAAACGTTTGAAGGTGGATGACTTTCTTAGCGATTATTTACCGTAAACATGTTAGACATTGAACACTTTGATCACAAGTTTAGAACTATAATATCAACTCCTGAGTTTGACGAGTTGAAGAAGTTATACAGTGAGGCAACCCATGTTTTTTACTTTGGACACGGTGGCAACATGTCAATCGCGGAGCACGCTGCAATTGACGCTTCACGCCTGACGGATAAAAATATCGTGGCACCTGCGGGTGGAGTTTTATGCACCTCAATTCAGAGCGATACTAATTTTAATGATTGGTTGATGCACTGGTTGGATATGCGTACTCGTGGTTTAGATAAGAGTAAATGCCTTGCAATAGGTATGTCTTGCTCAACCAGCGGCAAGTCCTCAGACTGTTTAGCTACTGCCTTAAACTGGGCATCTAATAACGGTATAAAATCTTGCTTGTGGGCGGCTCAACCGAAAGAAAAAGACATCAATTCAGATGTTCTTCAAATTATACAGAACGTGAAGTATTATCATACTTCTGAGTTAATGTCATTAGCACTAACTTACGAGCTTATTCACGGTGCGGGACATACGTGCCCCAGCATATCCAAGAAAGCTAAAAGCAGACGTTTTGATTGCTTAGGTATTAAATCAGAAGTTGAAGAGGGTACATTATACAATCAGCAGGTGCCCCCAGGTCTTGAAGAAGAACTTGATACATTGGCCATCGACTTTGATGGAGTCATTCATACCTTTGATAAAGGGTGGCATGATGGCACTTGCTACGGTGATCCAATAGAGGGCTCGTTAGAAGCTATTAAGGAGCTAGCTAAAGATTGGAGGATAGTGATATTCTCAGCAAAAGTAAAGCCAGACCGCCCCCTAGTAAACGGTAAATCTGGTTATGAACTTGTGGATGAGTGGTTACGTGATCATGGTATTCGAGATCTTATTGATGAGATAACTTTTGAAAAGCCGCGAGCCGATTATTACATTGACGATAAGGCCATAGAATTCAAGGGAGATTGGTCTGATGTAATTAGGAGATTAGCATAATGAAAAAGGTAACTGCCATAGTTCCTGTAAGAAAAGGATCTCAACGAGTTAAGAATAAAAACATAAAGCCTTTTGGAGGTTCTTCCCTCTTAGAAATTAAGCTTGATAAGTTACTGAAACTTAAGTCTAGGTTACAGGACATCGTGGTGACCTCAGATTGTCCTGAAATGTTGCAAAAAGCTAAAGACATGGGGGTGACCACCCATGAAAGAGACCCTTATTTTGCTGGATCTCAAGCGAGTAATTCAGAGTTTTTTGATAATTTGAGCACGATTACTGATTGCGAAAATATCATGTATAGTCCTGTTACTTGCCCCTTCATCTCTCTGGAAACCTATGAGGAGTGCCTAAAGGAATTTGAGAGATCAGAAAGTGTGGTTACCGTCAAGCCAGTAAAACATCACTTGTGGTTGAACGGTAAGCCCCTTAATTATAATTTAACTAATTCACCAAATAGCCAAGATCTGCCAGATATTTACCAGATCACATATGGTGTTTGCTTACTAAGCAGAAAACAGATGAAAACTCATAGGAATGTTGTCACTAAGAATCCAACATTTAAAGTTTTAAATGAGATAGAGTCAATGGATATTGATACCGAGTTTGATTTCATGATGGCAGAGACTCTTTATGATAAGGTGAGAGGGCACTAAGTTGAAAAGAATTCACGAGGGCGAGCGATCTCAGAGCTTGTACCTACCCCCAGGGTATGGAGTTAGATCGGCAGAAATAAGAACAGTGAAGCTTGAGAATATAGTAGATCAGATCTGGGGGTCTCAGGTTGCTATAAGCATTAAAGAAACTCCTCACTTCAAATACCTTACTGAGGATAAGCAGCCACTGAGAGAATACTTTGAATCGTGTAGAGGACACACATGGGCAAGGAAGGGAACTCCTAATGAGAACATGACTGTCGAAGAACTTCTTGAAGAATTTGAAGATGTCATAAACTCTGATAAAGATTACTTGGAGCCACCATATGAGAGCTATTATATCATCGTGAGAGATAATTGGCACTGTGTAGATGGCTTAAGAAGAGCTTGCACCTTGTTAGCAAACGGAGTGGAGGAAGCACCAGTTGCTTGGGTTAGTTGATATGAGTGATATAAAATTACACTTGGGCTGTGGGCCTCGTCACTTAGAGGGATTTATTCACATTGATAAGGACACTCTGCCGCACATAGATCATCCAAATACAGACTTGGGCGATTTGTCCATGTTTAAGGATAACTCCGTGGACATGATTTACACTTGCGGGTCCTTCGAATATTATGACAGGCAAGAGGCTGTAATCATTTTAAAAGAATGGTTGAGAGTGCTGAGAAAGGGAGGTGTGCTTAAAGTATCAGTTCCTAATTTTAAATCCGTTGTTAAGGCTTATCAAGAACATGGAGACGTTGACGGCATCGGAATTCTTGGACCCTTGTATGGTAAGTGGAAACTCAACAGTGAAGAGCACCTTTACCATAGAACAATTTACGATAACGATTCCTTAACGAAGCTTCTCTTTGAACAAGGATTTACTGAGGTGCAGGAGTATGACGCGCATGAGTTCTTGCCAGAAAACTACGATGACTTCTCATTAGCTTACGTGCCTCATATGGACAAGACTGGTATTCAGATGCACTTAAATCTGGAATGTAAAAAATGAAAACCATAATTAAATTAGGGATGCATCCCTTTGCAGACACCTTTATTTCTGAGGATCAGTATCACTTATCAGAGCCCACCTACCCGTTGGAGTGTGGCTTAAATAAGGAGACTGGTGAGATACGTCTGAAGTTTGAAACAAAGGATGATGATAGGTACAACCTTTACAATTATTCTTACACATCTTCAAACTCAAAAGTGTCGCGCAAGCATTGGGAGGATTACGCTCATGACGTGAGCGACCTATTGCCTGCTGGCTCTAAAATTCTTGAAGTAGGGTCTAATGATGGCTTCCTAACTAAGCAGTTCATAGATAAAGGCTATCAAGCGGAGGGTGTTGATCCGTCCAAGTCGATGGCGAATATTGCTAGCCAGAACGGAGTGAAGACACATAATGTTCTTTTTGGTCTAGATTCTCTTGATCAGTTGAGGAGCGACTTTGGTATTGCAGACGTTGTCATTGCAAATAATGTCTTCAATCATGCCAATGACACTTCAGCTTTTACAAAAGCTGTTTCCGAAATCCTTAGTGACGACGGAGTCTTTATCTTTGAATTGCCTTACTGGCTCTACACTATTCAAGATAAGAAGTTTGATCAAGTTTATCACGAGCATGTTACTTACTTTACGGTTAAGTATGCTTTCAATTTATTGAAAGAACATGGTTTGGAAATATTCAAAGTTCAAATAGTTGATTATCATGGAGGTTCAATCAGAGTTTTCTCTCGAAAGAAAGACAATGTTCAAATGATTAAGCAGGTTGAGAACTTAATAATTGAAGAGGAGGACTTTGGACTCTTTAAAGAAGAAACCTATCAAAATTTCATGAATGAAATTACAAAGGATAGGAATAAAGTTATGTCCAAGCTGTATGAGATTAAAAACGAAGGATACCCTATCATAGGAATCGGAGCAGCCGCTAAGACAAATACATTCTTAAACTTCTACAACATAGATAACACACTGCTGGATTGTATCACGGACGCTTCTGAGCACAAGAAAGGTAAGTATACACCTCTTACCAGAATACCTATCGTGGGCGACGAAGCTCTCTCTAGTTACGGTAAGTTTTATGCTTTGATACTGTCCTGGAATATCTCATCAATGTTGAAGGAAAAGATTGAGCAGATAAACAGTAACGTAGAGTTTTTGTGCTTGGAGGAATTATCATGAATATAAAAAACGTTTGGCGTGACGTTGAGGCCCCGTTAGAATTATTTGAAGATGCTAGAGGTAGCATATCAGATATCTTCTATAAGAAGAATATAGATCATGTCGCTATAATTAACTCAGAGCCAAATGTAATGAGGGGTAATCACTACCACAAGGTAAGCACTCAGCACATGCTCATAACTAAAGGATCATTAGAATACTGGTATAAGCCTCTCGATTCAGAAGATGAGCCTAAGATGGTTGTAGCTAAGGTTGGCGATCTTGTCTCTACTCCTCCTTTTGAGGTACACACTTTGATAGTGAGAGAAGATGGGAATGAGTTTGTCGTCTTTAGCGAGGGAGTTCGTGGTGGCTGTGACTACGAGTCCGACACGTTCAGAGTTGATTGTATAGTTCCTGAGGAGAAATTAGTGTGAAAGAAATTTACTCAAAGCTAAACAGTGAGAAGTTGCTTCACATGCTTTATCGGTTTGATGAGTTCACTGAGGCAAGGACAGAACTGGTTGCAGCAGACAATTTCATTCAGTGCGCTCATCTTAAGATGAAAAAAGGTTTAACCTTTAGACCACATCAGCATATCTGGAAAAAGCCAAACTATGATTCATGCATAGCTCAGGAGAGTTGGGTTGTAATGAGAGGTAGCATCTTGGTTACTTATTATGATACCGATGGTACTTTGCTAGAAAAAGTAATTTTGAACACTGGAGATATATCTTTCACTTTAGAGGGTGGACACACCTACGAGATAATGGAGGATGATACATTAGTGTACGAATACAAGACTGGTCCGTATGAAGGCCAGGGGAAGGATAAGGTATTTCTGTGAAACTTCACTTAGGTTGTGGTAAGAGAGATTTTGGTAAAGACTGGCACCACATCGATTACGTGGATTATCCTCATGTAGTCTCTAATGATGTTGTTAAGCTTCCTTACGATGATGATAGTTGCGACTTACTGTATGCCTCCCATTTATTGGAGTACTTCGACAGAGACGAAGCTGCACATGTGCTTAAGGAATGGCGAAGAGTTCTGAAAAAAGATGGCATCCTTCGCTTGGCTGTTCCTAATTTTGCCGTTCTTACTGGTCTTTATGATCAGGGTGAAATAACGTTAGATCAAGTCTTAGGTCCTCTTTATGGTAAGTTTAATGATCCTGCAATTTACCACAAAACAACTTACGACTTTCTCTCAATTCAAAGAATATTAGTCGATGCTGGTTTTAGATTCGTGAAAGCTTATGACTGGAGAACCACCGAGCACGCTAATTTTGATGATCACTCACAAGCTTACATCCCTCACATGGACAAGGATAATGGTGTTTTAATTAGCTTGAATGTTGAGGCGATAAAATGAGTTTTGATGATGTAGCAAAATTCGAGACTGAGGTGGCCAGATTCTATGGCGCACCTTACGCGGTCGCTACAGATTGTTGTACTCACGCCATTGAACTATGTTTGAGACACACAAAGGCTGATGACATTGTCATTCCTTGTAGAACTTATATCTCAGTTCCCTTTACGGCAGAGAAGCTGAAACTTAACTGGTCCTTTGACGACTGGGACTGGAAGAACTACTACACTCTTGGGAATACATATATCATAGACGCTGCCGTTCATTGGCAAGAGAATGGCTATGTTCCTGGAAGTCTCATGTGCCTAAGTTTTCAATTTCAAAAACATTTAAGCTTAGGTAAGGGGGGTATGATACTAACTGATAGCCTATCGGATGCAGTGGCACTTAAGAAGATGTCTTATGATGGTAGACTTCCCAACATTCCCTGGAGGAAGCAAGACATAGCATCAACCGGATACCACTATTACATGACACCTGAAACGGCAAGAGCAGGCATCGAAAAACTCAAAGAAGCAAAGCAGCGCACTCCTCGTGAATGGGTTGTTACTGATTGGCCAGATCTCAGGAATATGACCGTTTTTAAAGATAAGAGACTATAATAGGTCATATGCTTGATAGAATCCTAGTAAGTAACCAGCACAAGTTCATGCTCGTCTGGAACGCTAAGTGCGCTTGCGCTACGGCTAAAGTTTGGTTCTTAAATACTCATGGTGTTTTTGAGTGGGCTAAGTCTCCTCATGCAGAGTGTAATAATCGTGGTTATGCTTTAAGTAATCCATACATCTTAATGGAGGAACCCTACAAGGACTTTTATAAATTCATAGTTGTAAGAAATCCATGGAAACGACTGGTGTCTTACTATGTGAATAAGAAGATCTTGATGAGGGATAAGAATCTGAACTTCCCCATAGAACTTGGGAATAACTCCTACAGTGGTGACATGACGTTCACCGATCTCGTAAACCTTTTAGAGAATGTTCATCCGTCTAGAATGGAAGAGCATGTGAAGTGTTACTCTTACGGAAATGTAGGACTACAATTCGATAGAGTGGTAAAGGTTGAGTCTCTTGCAACTGACATGAAGAAAGTTCAAGAAGACTTAGGTTTGAGTGATATCATTAACTTTGAGGATTTTTATTACCAGCCCCCATCCCCCTATACTGACACAACTCAGAATGTTTCAGACAAGAAACCCTTAGACTTCGACAAAGATGATATTCCTTCTTACGAATATTTCTACACAGATGAGTTGATAGAGAAGGTTGGCAAGATCTACAAGCAAGATATAGATTTGTTTGATTACAAGTTTGAGGATTAGGTATGTACAAACACACCATAGGATTTCATCATGATTTCCTGTCTCCAGACATAACAGGAGCAGAAAATCAATGCTCTAACCACATTACCCTTGTGAGAGGTAAAAGCTCAAACATGACAATCTATGTTGATTCGCTCATACCTCAAGTGAGTGATGTAAGCAAGTACAAGGTTGCCATGCTTGTAGAGCCGATCACAATACTACCAGGGATATATTCTTGGGTGGCTGAGAATTACGATAAATTCGACATGATTCTTACGCACCATAAGCCTTTACTTTCTCTAAGTAGTAAGTTTAGATACTATCCTGTGTGGCCCAGAATAAAGATGGACAAGACTAACTTTGGGTGGAAGGAACCCAAGAGTAAAAACATGTCCGTAATCTTTTCTAACAAAAGAGAGACTGCTGCACAAAAGTATAGGCACGACATAGTTGAAAAGTTTTCCAAACACTTTGATTTGTATGGCACAGGTTATCAACCTATAGAGGATAAGTCCACAGGCACGAAGCCTTACAGGTATCAAGTGGTTGTTGAGAATATATTCAGCGGATACACCTCTGAAAAAGCTAATGACTGTTTTGCTTGTGGAACAGTGCCTATTTATTATGGTGATAAGAATTCTAACATACATGACTATTATGATTCGAGAGGTGTGATCATTTTTGAAACGTTAGATGAGTTGTCCCACATCATAAACAACGTCGCCAATGAGTCCTGGTATAACTCTAATTTAAAGGCGGTGGTAACTAATTACGAACTCGCAATCAACAATAGTGTCCATAAGGTTTTATGGGATCACGGAATTAGTGAGTTCTTTGAAAAGAGCGTATGACTATGAGTAATAAGAAAGCTTTAATAACTGGCATCGCAGGCCAAGACGGTAGTTACTTGGCAGAACTTCTTCTGTCCAAGGGGTATGAGGTTCACGGCATTGTGCGTCGTAACTCTGTGTCTGAAAATCAAGACAGCAGAATTAGAGATCTTGATCTTACGTTGCACTACGGGGATCTTTTAGATGTCCCATCACTGACCAGAATTATATCAGAGGTTAAGCCTGATGAGGTTTACAACTTAGGCGCTCAAAGCCATGTTAGAGTCAGCTTTGATGTCCCCTCCTTCACGATTCAAACAAACGCATTAGGTGTTCTAAATCTATTGGAGGTTTGCCGACAAGTTGTCCCCAACGTCAAGTTCTATCAAGCGAGTTCCTCTGAGATGTTTGGAAACTCTGTTGATGACGATGGGCATCAAAGAAAAACCACACCCATGACACCAACCTCGCCTTACGGCTGTGCTAAGGTAATGGGCTACAACTTAGTTAGACACTATCGAGCAGCTTACAATATGCACGCTTGTAACGGTATTCTGTTTAATCACGAGTCTCCAAGACGAGGTTCAAACTTTGTTACTAACAAGATTGTAAAGGGTGCTGTGGAGATTAAGAAAGGTAAGAGAAAGAAGCTTGCCTTAGGCAATCTGAATGCTTCAAGAGATTGGGGGCACTCTAAGGATTACGTTCGAGCGATGCATATGATTGTAAACAATGACAAAGCCGGAGACTGGGTTGTGGCGACAGGTGAAAGCCGAACGATTAGAGACATGTGCAAAGTTACTTTCGAAAAGCTTGGACTTAACTACGAAGACTACGTTGAAGTAGACCCCAAGTATTTTAGGGCTCAAGAGCTTGATTTCTTAAAAGGAGATTCCTCTGAGATTAGAGAGGTGTTAGGCTGGAAACCTGAATATACTTTTGAAAGTATGGTTGAAGAGATGGTTGACCACTGGATGGAGATTGTGTAATGGATCCTCGAAAGACAATAAAGTTTAATGAATATCAGGTAGCATGTAAGCGAACAGCCAACCCTGATATGTCTTGGGACGAAGCTAATCTTAACTGGGCTTTAGGTATTGCTGGTGAGGCTGGTGAATACTGTGAATTAATTAAGAAAAAACATTTCCATGCAAAGCCACTGAATCGTCAAGATGCTAAGAAAGAACTTGGTGATATTCTTTACTATGTTGCAATGGCTGCTGCGAATCTTCAACTTGACCTCAGTGAAATTGCAGAGGCTAATGTAGAAAAATTACTTGCTCGCTATCCTAATGGCTTTGTAAAGGGTGGTGGCGTTCGTCAAAGAAATAATGATCACGAAGACGATGGCTGCTAACCAACTAAGCGATTCGACTTTTAAGCTTCTCAATCTCATCCTCCAGCATTACTGAAGCATCGGCTAGCGTTTTTTTGTAGGTGTCTGTATCTTCGTAGGAAGAGCAAGGTCTCTCATCACTTTGAATAGTGTTGATTTTATCAAGAAGCTGCCTGTGAGTATCAGTCATTAGCTTGCCTTTGTCATTAGAGTCGCGGCTGTGGTTATTAGTGAAAATATCATACCCCAAAAAAGCCACCCCTGCTTCCACGTTCTTCTTTCTAGGGTCTCCAAAGCTCTTTTAATTCTTTTATGATCTTCAACGCAATTGGACAACTCTTCTAGTATTTCCTCCTGCTGTTTAGATAACAGTATTTGAAGCTCAATAGTTTTAGCGTGAACTTCAAGCTGTTGATTGAGGTCCGCTCTGGTGACCGTGTCGTTAGGGTTTTCAGGCACGATGGGCATGGTATATAAGTATTTAGTGCTGGTAAAAATAGAACTGGTTGGTATAATTTAAGCCATGCAAACGTTCCTGCCGTATCCCGATTTCCTGTCCTCCGTCAAAGCTCTAGACTACCGCCGTCTTGGCAAGCAGCGCGTTGAGGCTATGCAACTAGTTAATAGCACCAATAAGCTCGCCGCTAACCCTAGTGCTAAGGTTGGTTGGGCTAATCACCCTGCCCGTACCATGTGGCGTGGTTACCTGCCTGCTCTCAAGCTGTACCATAATGTCTGCATCCAGGAGTGGATTGACCGTGGTTACAACAACACCATGAAGTATTATGATCTTCCTGATGATATTCAAATGCCCGACTGGATTGGCGACGACCGAGTCCACGCTAGCCATCGTTCTAACCTTCTTCGTAAGGATCCTGATTATTACGCTGTGCATGGCTGGACTGAGCCAGATAATATTGAGTATTTCTGGCCTGTAGAGCTATAATACTACATGAACAAAGACGTTTTAGCGAAGCTTAAGAATGCCTCTATGCTCTCGGAGCAGGAGCTTACACCAGACTTAATCTCTACGGGCTCGTATGCTCTTAACAAAGTTATATCTGGTAAGTATAACGGTGGTGTGCCTATCGGCATGATCACGCAATTCATTGGTAAAGCATCCACGGCAAAGACCGTGTTTGGAACTCACATTTTACGTGAGGCTCAGAGAAAGGGCTACCACTCTGTCATCATAGATTCTGAGAACGCATACAATCCTAAGTTTGCAAAAACTCTGGGTGTAGATCCTGAGAAGTTGATCTATGCTGCACCGCCTACCGTTGAAGATTGCTTTGATACAATTGAGAAGATCATCAAAGCCATTCGTAGTGAGGACATGGGTACTCACCCTATCGTGATCTTCTACGATAGCTTGGCAGTGTCTCCCTCCAAGGCTGAGATGGATTCCGAGGGTTACGAGGGTAACAACATGCAAGGTGCGACTAGGGCCAAGCAGATAGGTGCAGCACTTCGTAAGCTTAACCCTACCTTGCGGCCAAATAACGTGGCTCTGGTTCTTGTGAATCAGATTAGAACAAAGGTCGGTGTCATGTATGGAGACCCCAGAACCTCTGCCGCAGGAGGCAATGCTCTTGAATATTATCTTGGAGTGAATCTAGAAACCTCAAAGACAGACCTAGTGGGTGATAAGGATAGTCCTACTGGGATTAGAGGTAAGGTCGTAAACAAGAAGAATAAGCTGATTGAGCCTTTCAAGACTTGTGAGTATGAGTTGATGTTCAACGAAGGTCTGAATCCCTACTATGGACTCTTGCCACACCTAGAACGCGACGGTATTGTAGAGCGTGGTGGATCCTGGTACACTGTCAAATCGACAGGTAAGAAATTCCAGTCTGCTCACCTCAAGGATCTTATTGAATCCGGTGATGAGGGAGTTGAACCTATTATTAATCTTCTAAATGAAGATTAGTATATACTATAATAACGTATGGCAATCGAAGATAGACTTAGCATCATCATTGACGAGGCGTTGAAAAAGCAGTTATCTAACAGTAACGATATAAACGCCCCGTTTATTGATATCGAGGACTACAAAAAGAAAACAGGCAAAAGATTTAGAATGACCAAAGCTCAACGTGAGTCTGGCCTTACACGAGAGCAAGCATTCCAGGAATTCATGGAAAATATGGTTGAAAAAGCATGAGTTTTATTCTTAAACGCATTGGGTTAATCATCTATGGTAATATATCAATATGGGAGTCGCTGGCAAATTTCGCCCTTTACGTCACACATCTCGATATCATTATCAAGCCTGTGGACTGGTCTATACCTTTTTATTTTTGGTATACAAACAAATTTATCAAAGGTAGCTACATCGCTAATCTTAAAACTAAACATGGGCAAGACATTTAGAAAAGAGAAAAGTTACGGACCCAGGCGTCCAAGACTAAATAGTCATAGAGATCTACCTGATTATCAAGATGACATCTTGGATGATGAGGACTTGTTTTATAACGACGAGGAATTATTAAATGGCAAACTACATTCTGAAGAACAAGATGTGGTCGGATCAGAAGATGAACCGACTCGTCAAGGAAATTAAAGACAACGCAAAGTCTGATCGTGATGCAGCACAACAGTTGTTTGAGGACTGTAAAGATGCAATGCAGGATCTAGGTCAGGCTCGTGTTAACTTTGATGATAACGGCAATCCAAATGTGGATGCGTTCACAAAAATTATAGCTGCATCTACTAACGCACTTGGTCAGATGGGCACCGCAAACGAAAAACTTCTCAAATTGGCACAGACCATGCAGAAGTATCAACTTAAAGAGATGGATTTAGAGGGTAAAGCTGGCCCATCTCAGCAGGAGTTGAATGGTTCACTATTTAGTAACTTAAATGCGATGCTCAACAAGGACAAAGATGCCTAGAAAGACTAACAGTATTAAAGCGTTCTCTGCCGAGTTAAACTCCATCATTCACGTTAAGCGTTTGACCGAGCGTCAAGGCAAAATCTTGTTTAATAAGTTGACAAAATTTATTAAGCAAACCGCCTCTGGTGAATTCGATTTCGTTAAGTATGTGAAGCTAGTCATCGCTGACTCGGTGACTACTGATGAGAAGAAAACTTTCATCTCAAGAATGGAGGAGGCTTCTAATGTAAAGGAGACAGTGAATGATCCTTTGCTGGAGTATAAGCTGTTGGGTGCCTACTACAGTGCCATTGTCGAATACTACCCAGACTTTAGAATAGAGTATGTATGCTATGAGATCAATGAAGTACTGCCTGAATCTTTCATCTTCGAAACTCTTGTTAATGATGCAAAAAAAGACGAAGAGTTTAAAAAGAAATTAGAAGAAAAGACAAACAAAAAGAAGAAGAAGAAAGAAAAGCCTCTAAGTTCTCTACAATCTATTGAATCTTTAGAGATTTTTTTAAAGAAAAATATCATAGGTCAGAACGAAGCCATTCGTGCAGTTCGCGATGCTGTGAAGCTTAAAGCTGCTGACTTTAGCACTCACATGAATCTTTTTTTTATTGGCAAGACGGGTCGTGGGAAGACTCAATTAGCTAGAAAGCTCGGCGAAAAATACTCAAAACATTTTTGGGTTATTAACTGTGCTGAGTTCACGAATGGACATGAAGTCAGCAGGCTTCTTGGCTCACCCCCTGGCTATATTGGGCACTCTGAAAGTTCTTTGATAAAGGAGAAAGCAGACAAATCTAACAGATGGACAATTGTATTTGATGAAATCGAAAAAGCACATCCCAAGCTATACAACATCCTGCTTAGTCTGCTGGATACAGGTACTCTTACTGATAATTCTGGCAATGAAATTGATCTCACAGACTCAATTTTTATTATGACATCGAATTGTGGTCTTAAAGATTTAAAGACTGAAGCTGTGGGATTTAGGAGTGGCATCAGTTCGGCTGGTGACAAGGAGCAGATCATGAAATCTATTGAGACTACTTTCTCACCTGAGTTTCGTGGTCGCGTTGATGAATTTGTTTTCTTTAACGATTTAACACAAGATGACATTAAAGAAATAGCTAAACTGGCTCTTGCAAAATATCCAATCAAAGCAACCCCAGAAATAGTTGATTACGTAATTAAACATGGTTATTCAGAAGAATTTGGAGCTAGAGATATTCAGCGCGTTCTTAAAAGACTCGTGGGCCTACCGCTTGCTGACGAAATCTTGGCTAATCGACAACCTGAGAACGGCACAGGTAAGTATGATGCAGAGGTTAGAGAAAATAAGTTAGAAATCATTAACACTTTTGGCGGCTCATCACTATAACTAAAACATGACATCTCAACAAACAGAACTCACTGCATATCTTATTGATGTGATGAGCCAGCTTAAAATATTACAGTCTCGTGCTTCAAGAAGAAACAAGACTAAAAAGTTTAAAGCCATAGCCTCCATGCTCACTATCACATGGAGTCGAGCCAATGCAACATACAACTATGTTAAAGCTGGCGGTCATGATGACTTCTCGGTGGTTATACAGCAGCAAATGTATGATCCCATTATTCAGTGGCTGGAGGGTGAGATTGCGTAAGCTTGCTGAGATAGGTAAATGCCAGTCTTGCGGAGACAAGGCTGAACTATACCTATACAACAAGGCTAAAACTTGCGCTACTTGTCTAGGAAGAGATGTTAGAGGAGTTACAAGACTAAGTATCTTAAAGAAGAATACAGGAAAGAAACATGAATTACGAAGACCTAGGAAAAGGAGTTGGTAAGTTAGTGGCTGAAAAGCAGGCTGCTTACGGGGATTCTTTTGGAAAAGCTCATAAGATTCTTAAGGTATTGTTCCCAGATGGGATTAAGCCTGAGCAATATTTAGATGTGCTTACTATTTGTAGGGTAGTTGACAAACTCTTTAGATTGGCAACAGACCCAACTTATGGTGATGAATCTCCTTGGCGAGATATCTGTGGATACAGCCTTCTTAGTATGGGTAAGGATGCACGCGAATCTTCTAGAGAAGAATCTATCAGATTAGATGAAAATTCGTAACGTCCTGTGCTATAATGTCTTACATGGTAGAATTAACTGATAAAGAGTGGGCTCTCTATGAGGAGCGTTATGGCAAGCTGATGCACACCATCGCTATGAAGATTTCTGGCGATGATACCATCGCCAGCCACGAAGATAACTATGCGGACTTGTGTATCGCTGCCCTTGAATCAATAGAGGGCTTTGAAAAGAAAACGGGAGAAAAGTTTAAGGCAGCTATAAATAATAAGCTTTTTGATCAGTATACCAAAACTGTTCTTTGGAATCGTAAGGCAAAGAAGGGAATCCCTCTTTCCAAGAAGATGGACTTTAGGAACAAGCATTATTCAATCGATCAAGACCATGCCAACGGGGAGACCCAGGGCTTACATGATAGAATTGAAGACTCAAGGGCTCAATACGGACTGTCTGCCATCGAATTAGAGGACTTCACCAATGAGCAGCCTGAAGATGTTAAGAAAGTGATCAACGCGATCATGGGTAACCCTGGAATTCTTTCAAAAGATGGTAGCCTTAATCACTCGGCGTTAAGAAGTAGCACCGGACTTTCAGTCCACTTCACTAACAAAGCGGTTAAAAAGCTTAGGCAGTCCATCAGGAGAGACTATGAGGTCTGAGCACTTAGAAGACATCATTAATAATGCTGTCCATAAAGTAGTGTGGGGAGATATGAAGCCCACAGAGTATGTGGCAGATTATGTGCATGGCACCATGCTTAGTCCTGAATGGGATGCTCTAGAAATGCTTCAATATGAGCTTATGGCTTTAAACATGCGTAAGCAATATGGCTTCGACCAACCTCCTGAACAGGATTGACTCCTACGTCCAAGCTCTCTTAGTTGATAACAAGGAGAGAATTTGGACCTGTGCCACTGAGATTGCAAATAAATTTAAATTGCAAGTTGTTGAAACCACTGGCAGCACACGAATTGTTTTAAAGAAAAAAGGGTCTCGCACCGTAATCAAGGTGGGTTATCCAAACCACAATAAGGCTGAATATGCTGCCTACAAAGCCCTAGAATGCTCTGTGTTGGGTGATCTCCTTGCTCCCTGCCTCGGAGTAAGCAGCGGAGGTTACGCTCTTGAGATGCAATTTATACCGCGTGCCTTCCCTCAAGCGAGAGGAGAATATTACTGGTTCAACTCAGACTTTTCAAAGATGCGGGATCGACTTGAAAGCCACTTCTCCTTCATTAAGGAGTATAATAATTACGCATGGGGCGCAGACTTTCACGAGGAGAACATGCGTGTTATGCGTAAAGGTAATGTAAAGATCATTGACTACAGCAACTTATTGGCTGACATGTTTTCTCGTAGATCTCAGACAACTGTGCAAGGAGCTATCAAAGGTGTTCTTAAGCTAAACTTCCCTAAGGTTAATATTCAACTGACGATGAAGGATCGTATCATCTCTTATCAGGATAATGACGTTTCTTACAAGGTTCCTGTTTATCCTCAACGATCAAAAGCTATAATCTAAGCATCACGGGGTGATAGCTCAGTTGGTTAGAGCAGGGGTCTTATATACCTCAGGTCCCAGGTTCAAGTCCTGGTCACCCTACCATGACAGTGTGGTGGAATTGGCATACACGACAGACTTAAAATCTGTTGACCATATCGGTCTTGCGGGTTCGAGTCCCGCCACTGTTACCATTAAGGAGGACTGTTGCGTGACTGCTGGATTTCCCTGGTCGTCAATCACAGGATACCTAAGCATGTATTCAAACTGCTTATTTTATGCCTTCGTAGCTCAGTTGGTAGAGCAATCGGCTTTTAACCGATTGGTCCAAGGTTCGAGTCCTTGCGAGGGTACCATACAATCAAGGAGTAAGTATTATGAAGTTCACACTATTAAGTGGAGTTAGAAAGTATGCTGAAGGCAACATTGCAAAGCATAGAGCAAATGTGCAAGCTTACCTCGATCACAGCGTAGCCATCGCAGAGCACACTGACATCATTGAGTCGGTGGAAACTGAGTTGAAAAAGATTGCTGAGTATGAGGATATGCTAGACGTACTTGATAAATATTTCAGCTAACAACAATCCTCAATAGCTCAGTTGGTAGAGCAGATGACTGTTAATCATCGGGTCGTAGGTTCGAGTCCTACTTGAGGAGCCATTTGCCCGTCTAGCTCAACTGGCAGAGCAACGGTTTTGTAAACCGTAGGTTACAGGTTCAAGTCCTGTGATGGGCACCACCTAATAAATAACTAAATAATTCAGGATTCAAGGTAGCAAGCTGCTGAATCATGTTGGATGTCATCGTGGTTAGATATTCGTTTGTCATCTGAGGGATTTGATCGTCGTGACCAAGTCCATAGATATCAAACCCAACGTGGCAGATTTCGTGTAGCAAAGTGCCCTTGTAATCCTCTATACTTTGGTTAGGATCGATAGTAATTAGTCCTTTGTGCATTTCCACACAACCGTGTAGTTCATCCTTCTCCAAGGACTGGAGCTTGATTTTGAAGGTTTTTATTCCAGTATGGAGTTCTAAAGGGTGAAGACGGTCCTTTGGCTTAACAGGCATACATATATTTACCTCATGGCAGTATCGTATAACAGTTATTACACCTCTCGTATTGACCGTCCAATGGCCTAATTACCTTAGACTAGAGAGGAGATGAAGGTGCGAATCCTTCTACTGCCGCAACCTTTTTTGCTCATTAAACCACTTTTGATTCCTTTTGACAGGAATTTGTGGTTCTGGCTGAATCTCAACCTTGGGCTCAGGCGTAGGTTTAGGCGTGGGCTTTATGACCTTTTTAGGAGGCTCACGCCTGAGCACAGTCTCTTCAACGTTGATTCGCATTATGCGTGACGGTTTTTGTCGTATTCCGGCAGACCCTCATCTTCTATAGGGTATCCAACGAAATATTGGGCCGTGGTGGGGAAACCATTGGGTAGGGGCGAAGCAAATTGACTCTCATTAGTAATCAAAGTGGCTACCTGATCAATAAAGGTATTCACTGGTAAGAACTCCTTGTTTGTGGCGTATACTCCTGGAATTTGGTAGGCGAGGTGAGACATCGTGGCGAACTCATCCCTAATTGAGGCGTTCCCGATAACATTAAAGGGAGCATTTTGCTGAGAAAAGAAGTTAAGATCCGTAAAGTAATTTGTGTTGTCATACCTCTCGTATTCCCGACCGAAGGCGGATGGAGTCGCACTACTCGTAATTTCTTTGAAAATTGCAAACGATGCTCCGTTAGATACCTTTGAGAATAATGGTTGAGAAGACACTCCTGTGTATGGGGTTCTTCTGATGAAGGGCTTAGTTGTGACAATACTACCCATTGGACCCATCGTAGATGCAGCGAGCGATCCGTAAGTTACACCGTTTGGATCGCCAGACGTTGCGATGAGTGAAAACTCTTGCGATTGCTGAACACTAGATGAATTGAAGTTTTGATAAACGACTGCTGCATCTACAGTCGCATTGTATTTATAGACTAGCTTAGTTGACTGTATGTTGCCGTGAGTGGTGGTGAGACCACTTAGTGTGGCATCACAAACGTTGTTAAATGACTGCTCCGAGGGGACTCTAACATACTGAATGTCTAACGTTTGAGTCTCGACATACCAAGGACCAGCGAACGCACTGATAGCGCCCGAGGCGATATTACCACTTGCCGCGACGAAGTCGTTGGTTCCGGCGGCAACCGTGTTCGATTGAGTTTGAGTATCTGCTGCTCCCTTGGATGACATAATAAAATATAGATTGTTGGTTACTAATATTTACCCCCGAAAACAGGAACTAGATATTAAAAATATCCCATATGACGCTATAATACGAACATGAAGACTAGATACCGAAACCACAAGACAGTTCGCGATCAGGCAAAGGCCAAGAAGCTCATGGAAAAGCTTCAAAAGGAGATGCCTGATCGCACTTTTTCCATCAAGCGTCGTAAGTTCTGGCGCAAGGATAAGGTTAGATACACAGTGAGGAGCATATAATGGACGATTTATCAAAAGATTATCTCTATCAAACCATGGAGTCTTTAAAGGATCTCTGTGATGCGGTTAATACTCAGGGGGCAAGAGACATCAAGTCTAGGCTTACTGACCTTCAGACCGATCTTAACAATCAAGACAATCCAAGACCGGAGGGCGGGTAATGAATGGCAAAGGTGACAATCGTAGAGAGAATGAGAAGGTAAACAACAAGAAGTTTGTGGACAATTGGGATCGCATCTTTGGGGGCAAGGAAGACGAAGTAGATACCTCTGACGTTGAACCATTCCACATCAGAAATGCTAGGCACCTGAAAATGCAAGATCTGGAGTTCAGGGAAAAGCTGGCAGAGGAGAAGCGTAGAAGAGAGCAAGAACTGTTCGATCGTCTCGATAAAGAAGTAGAGGAGGAGAACAATGATGAGAACTAGTTTAATGACTGCGGTGTATGGTATTTTCATTGCCACCACTACATGGAACATAGTAAAAGCACCTCCATCCCGGCCACCAAATGAATTCTTCTACACTGAGGAGAAGACCAAAGATATTGAGGAAGTTCTGAACATGCGTCAGATCCTTAAAATGCAGCCTGCTTGGGACCCTACGATCCCCAATTCAAAAAGAACAAAGAAGAACGCAAAATGGACCTCGATCAAGCTTACAGATGGCTCTGTGGTGACTTTGAAGGAAGAGATGAAGAATGTCTTGAACAGGATGAGGAATGCACAACAATGACTGGTGTGAAACCTGTAAAAATTGATGATGTAGTTGAATCATTGAATGAGCTTAAGTCTAAGCATGGGAACCTAGAAGTGCGTAGATTTGAGTTTCGTTACTCTCAAGAACCTTGCCCAGATGCCTACCCGAAGTTTTGTACAGTGCCTACAGATAAGGGCAACACTAAAATAGTGGTGATACTATGACAACACAACTAAAGCCTTGGGGCACTCACAAAGTAGTTTTTGATAGAACTAACTTTAAAGTTAAATACATTTGCATTCAGAGGGGGCAAAGAATATCCCTCCAAAGACACAATAAACGTAGTGAGAATTGGGTGGTTGTGGAGGGTCACCCTATCGTCACCAAAGGTAAATCAACGGTCCTCTTAAATCCAGAGGATAGCATCTATATACCCTTGGGTGAGGTCCACAGGATTGAGGCTGATAGAGATGATGTGCATATTATTGAAGTTCAACACGGAATCTGTGATGAGAACGACATCGAAAGATTACACGATGATTACTCTAGGAGAATCAGCGGAGGGATAGCCTAATGTATGAGTACCGGATTAAGGAAATTACTCACTTTGTAGACGGTGATACATTCGATTGTATCATCGATCTAGGCTTCGATATCTTTCATGAGGTCCGAGTCCGAATGTATGGAATGAACACACCTGAGAGCCGTACAAGGGACTTGGAGGAGAAGAAAAAGGGCCTCGCGAGCAAGGCTAGGCTGATAGAGATTCTCACTGAAGAAGATGCGTATGATCTTGTACTTAGAACTAAAGAGAAAGGTAAGTTCGGTCGGTGGCTTGGCACTGTGATAAAGCAGTACAAGCATCATGTTCAAGATGTCAACGAGCAGATGATTGAAGAGGGCTACGCTGTTCCATATTTCGGGGGCAAGCGATGAGCAAAGAGCCTGCAATGTTTGATGGGAAAGGTACCTGTCAGTATTGCGGTAAGCCCACCAGAGCCAAAGCTACCAGTTTGTGTAATGCCTGCTATAAATTAGATCTTGCTATCAAGAATAATCCCATTGCAGCGCAAAAAATTCTGAGAAATTACACGGGTGATCCTATCATTGTAGGGTGGAAGAAGCCTTACCTAGGTATTAAACCCAAAGAGAATTCATGAACATATCAACAGTAACAGGACAACTCCCAAGACATCAATACGTTTGGATTGATACAAACTTCACACATAAAGAACCTCACGGATTTATTCCGGCTGTATGGTTTGGACTGGTAAGTATGCCAGCAAGAGTATGGGGATGTACAGTAATGTTAGAGTGTGGAGCCATATACAGGAACCTACCACCACATGCAATCTCATTCGCAGAAGTGCCAAAGGAAAAGCAGTGGACAGAGAAAGATGCACAGAGATGGGACTGTTACGGACAGCAATTCCATGCTCACACATATGATTACCTGGATGAATTAGAATGCAAGGTAAGGACTAATGACAAGGAATTAGAGGGTGAATATATCTTTTCGGTAGCACCTGTAGGGGATGCATTCAGTCACTACCCAGATCAGGCAAAGGAGTTCACATTCATTAAGTTGAAGAACAATAGACTAACCATACAACCAACAGACTTCATAGTATTCCGCGAGAGAAGCTTCACAGACAACAAGATGGAATTCCCTAAAGGAATAAAGAGACAGAACAAGGTATACTACTGTGAGTAGCAGTGTATAAATGAAAAAGGATACGTATATAAGATTATGAAACGTTTACTAATTGGTATGATCACCGCACTTGTACTTGCTGCACCGTCACAAGCACAAAAGCCTCAACGCCCTTCACCTAAAACAAGCTATGAGTTAATAATTGAGTGGAGAAAGGCTATGTCTGACCTCAAACAAGAGGTTGCTACCCTGAGAAAGGAAGTCGATATGCTTAAGCAAATGGCTCGTAGACTTCGTATGGAGAAGGGTAAAGAAGAAGGAAACAAAGAGAGATCTAGGAGAGGTCGTAGAGGTTCTAGAGGATCAGAGTCTAAGCCTGATATGAGAAGGAGAGGTATGCCTGAGATGCGTAAAAAGGGACCTATTAAGAGCAAAAAGGGCTAAGAAAGGTGCAATTAAGGATATAATCCCATTTGTAAGACTATTTCCCATATTTGAGATATAGTCAATAAAAAAGACTTCCTATTCAATTACGAATAGGAAGTCTTATCATTTCTAGGGGGATGTGATTAGTTATATGTATGGCGCAAAGCTAATTACAACATTATTGCATAAAAGTCAAGCTAATTAAATGCCCTTGTAAGAAAAGTCAAGGTACAATTATTCGCAATCTTTTACAAATAAACTAAAAATGTATAGAATTAGGAGTACAATTGCTGCACACCTGTAAAATAGTTCCATGGTAATAAAAGTCAAGGTTTAATTATCACTTGAAACTCTGCAAAGGGACCATATTATAACAGCAATTGTAATCCACAATAAAATTGCAATTAAAAGACCGTATGGCATAAAAGTCAAGGTAAAAATAACCCCTTGCAAGAAAAGTCAAGGTATAAAATGGTACACCCTATAGGAATCGAACCTATAACCTACGGCTTAGAAGGCCGTTGCTCTATCCAATTGAGCTAAGGGTGCCTATGCAGAAAAGTCAAGCTATAATAGCCTGCCCTGGGAGTAGATTTTACCCCTATCTGAGGGGGTTCCACACTTATCTAATGCTGTTACGGTCACCTCGTACCCATACTCACCGTATTTTTTCTTACCCATCCTACGAGCAAGAGAGATAGCTTGCGGAAAAGTCAAGCTCCAATCTTTCTCAACCTCCTCGAAGAGGACAGAGATGTTATTCTTGGCAAGGTAACACCATTCTATGTGATATCTCATAAAAGTCAAGCCTCCTCAAAAGCTTCTGATAGGGTTTGAGCGAGAGCGTAAACATGGTCCTCTACAGAGTCACCATCCTCAAGACGCTCGTAATAATCAGACTCCTCAGATTGTATCACATACTCTAAGAGTAAGTCAAGAGCCTGTTGCTGCTTGTAGTTTAATCTCATAGCTACATCATAACAAAGAAAAGAGAAAAGTCAAGGATAAAGGGTGGGGTCGGGATCAATGCTAGCCGATGCATCCTACTGAAAGATGCCCACCGTCATCTCGCCTCACTTTATTTTTATTCGTGTGAGACCTAACCGCTAGAAAGCTACGAAGAAAAGAGAAAAGTCAAGCCTTTTAGTGACATGCTCAGGTCTCAAGTGGACGCATAGCGCCGTGAACAGTTTTGGACATGTCGAGGTCCGTTAGAATGAGAAACCCGACAGCGTAGCAGACACCAACTCTTTTAGCCTGATTTGTTGCAACGTGGTTATACGCTACCGGGTAATGGTGGAGCCGGTGGGAATCGAACCCACGTCCAGGATTGGCCCACATTGAGGTTTTCCATCCTGTCGAAACCATAAACAGCCCCATAAAAAGTAACACCCCACCGGACTTGACCCAGGCACGCACTACTGCTTACTCATGTAAGACTCCCACTTACAAGACTGGCACTTCGGCAGCGACGCTAGTCTTTTTAGTAGCTCTCTCGGCTACCCCGGAGTATGTCCCCGGTGAGGTGTTGGATTGTGAAAGAACTACGCCCCCATATACTGCTCACCGGGCTACGATTTCATCGGTTTGGTGAGAGACCCGAGAGGAGTATCAGGCTGCGGCAGTTCTGGCTTCCAAAGGATTCATACGCTCCGCGCTTGCCTGTCCTACCCCTCTCGGGTATGTCTTCCATTATACATATCTCACAGGGCTGTCAACCCAGGGAATCGAATCTTTTCTAAATTGATGTAAGTGCTTGTGAATAAAGGACTTATGGCCGTCGCGGCGGCCCGCCCCAAACCCTTTATTTGCAAGGGTTTACGGCTGGCAGTTAAAAGTTAGAGCGGACTAGTTCATCCGCGAGGCCCAGTCCTGGGTGATGGCCCAGAGTCCTTGGTTCCAGTCCGTGTCGGCCACGATGTTCCGACGCTCACGCACACGGCGCAGGCGGTTGTTGGCATCGGGCACCTTGAAGCCTCCACGGGTGCCGTTCTCCTGCACACGGTTGAACACCGACCACAGATCGTTGGGCATGTCGTCACGACGACGAACCTGGAGCAGACCCGAGACGATGCGATCGTCTACGTTCTCCTCGGGATCAAGCCCGAAGCGCAGACGACCAGCCTCGCGGGCAAACTGGCGAACGTCACCGTCCGACAGGCTGGTGCCTTGGCACGTCTCAGCGAAGCCAAACAGGCCAGGAGCCGCATCGATCGCACGCTGCACAGCAGCTTGCGTGTCCTCGTTGATACGGTCGTGCCGGATCTTGATCGTCTCGTTGGCAGCACCGAAAGGTGCGATCATGCCGTTCTCGCACACGAGACGGTAGAGGCCGACAGCCATGATGAACGTCGATGACCAGTTGCCCGAGTTCACGATGTTAACCGTGGGGAAGATCGACCCGAGCTTACGGGTGTCGCCATTGTCCGTAGGCATACGCATGGTGATGCGGTGCTTTTGGAAAGCCTCGTTGCCAGCGGTGCGCTTCTGCGTCTTCTGCTGGCTTGCAGACTTGATGGTGAACCCGTCGCTCATCATCTGCTCGACGATGTCGGCAGTGCGGACGTGCTGGTATCGGTCGCTGACGTGAGGAGCAGGCGAATCGGAGAAGGCCGCAGGGGCCACAACTTGCAGTTCTTGGAGATCCATGATGCGTAAATTATAGCTATCTGATTTGCAATTGCAACAAAAGTAATCGATATTTTCTTCAATTGACGTAAGTGTCTATCAGTAAAGGACTTAGGGCTCGCGGGGCGGGCCGCCACGCCGTAAACCCTTTATTGACGGCAGGTTAGAACGCCAACCCCATTTCTTCGCACATTTCGTCGAAGTCTGCGAGATTTAGAACCTCGACTTGCCGTTCGGTGAGCTTGAACGGGGAATCCTCGCGCCGAAGCTTGCCCTTGGCAGTAAGCCCAACGTAAACACCGATAGGGTCCATGAAGCGCAGGTCGCTATCATCGCCATTATAAACGGGACGACCACGAAAAGTATTAGGAACACGATCAAAAACAATAGCAACATTGCCTCCATGGCGCAGGACTTTATCGCATTTATCATCGTTTAGCTCCGAACGGGAAAAGGTGAGGTGGTAGTTATCAGGGAAAGTAGGGTTGGTGAGGTATTCCATCATCAGCCCGTAGTCTTTGGTGTAATCGTAAAACTGGATATCTGAGAAACGATCGAACAGCGATGCACGGTATGCAGTAGCTCGGCACCAGTCAATATCGCTCGTGCCATTAAGACGCACGCACGCATTTAGCCCGAGCTTGGTAGCTTTCTTTTTGTGGGCTGTGATCTCCTTATATAGGTCTCCTAGGAAGGTCGCCCGATCATTTACATAGCGAGCCGTGCGAGCCTTGCGGGCTTCCTGGATCGCGTTAGTGGTCTCGCCCTTCCTGAAGATGCCACCACGCCCCGCCTCATTCAGGCAGAAACGGATGCACTCTTTCGAGGCGTGCTTACAGACGTTGATCAGGCCCGACGCTTTGGACGGTGCAAGGTGCATGATGGCAGACAGCCAGCCATACTTGACGCCCTTTTGAGTCTTGGGATTCGATGTTGTTAGCAGCTTAGGCATAGCCCGTAATTATAGCAACCCTCCGGCAGATTGCAAGCGATAGTTTTCGATTGACGTAAGTGTCTATCAGTAAAGGACTTAGGGCATCGCGGGCGGCCCGCCCGCCCGTAAACCCTTTATTCACGGGGGTTTACGACGGCGAACGGATTTGGGGGGTTGGGCAGTTTTTCAGCGTGCCCAGGCTGTTCCGATGTTAGGCGGTAGCGACCCGCGTAAGGCGGTTGAAGACCTCGCGGCAGTGCTTGTAGCTGCCACGGTGCTTCACCTTACCACCAACCATCACGAAGTAGACCGGAGTCTGGTTAGGGCGATCCATGTAGAGGTGGATCTGGCCGGTCGAGTCGATGCAACGGATGTTGCGGGAAAAGAAGCCAGCAAACTGGCCTTGCGAAACTGTCATAATTACTCCTCAGAGTCGGAAGGGATACTGGTGTCCCACTCCAAGGGAGTGACACCCAGCTTGAGAAACTCCCGCCCTTCGGGCGAGAGGTTGGGGAAAGCATCTTGGATGCTAGCCCCGTTGACCCAATCATACACCTGGGCCTCGGTGATTTCAAGTGGCATGGCGTGTTTTACGCCAGTAAACGCAGAGATAGCGCAGACGACCATCTGGTAGTCACCCAGCTTGTGAGCGCGGGTGATGTGAGGCTTGTTAGCGAATAGTGCGGTTACGTTTGCCATGTCTCTAGTATATCAATCGGTATCGAAATGTCAATCGCGGCCAGTGGGATTTTCAGGTTCAACCCTGAGTAGGCCATCCCGTTTGTCTGTCGGGCCTGCGCGAATTGGGGGGGTTAGTGCCTCTCTCATGCTATCAATTATACATACTCTGAGGGGCCGTCAACCCCTGTATTCGTGTTTTTCTTTAATCGACGTAAGTGTCTGTCAGTAAAGGACTTAGGGCTCGCGGGGCGGCCCGCCCGCCCGTAAACCCTTTAATTACAGAGAGTTAGGACGGGAAGGGTTGATCGAATTGCATAATGGTACCCAATCCCGTTTTGGGATCGGCCATTTCCATATTGCGGATCTCGCCCTGCATTGCAAAGTATGCAGCACGGGCACCGAATCGTTTACCGTTCTCGTCTCGCGTTTGGATGGCACGCCTAGTATTCACGTAGGCTTGCATGAGGTCATCGGCCACATTTAGCGGACAGTTGTCCTTGTGCGAACTATGCCACGCCAGAGCGAGTTGCAGAGAAGTCTTGTGTAAAAGCGCATCGGTGTGATGTTGCCCCTGGTAGAGTTCTTCGGACCATTTAGGCTCAGGCATAGTAATACGGTGCTCCCATGTGTTGCATAAGGTCATTCTCGTAACAGGAAATCAGATCCTGCAAAACGGGATAAGGGATACTCTCGTCAAAGTGCTCGTAGATGTCATCTACGTCCAGCCCTTGATCGTAATACCCAATCGCCGCGTCAATTTCTTCGTCAGTCATGTTGGTCATTATACTAGTTCCTTCTGTGTTGTAAAGGGGTAAACCCGAAATCGTCGATCACCTCATCTTCGGATATGCGATGCTCTCCAAACCAAATCTCTAGGGTGTGATTTAGCATACCATCCCATCCATGCTGGCAGATCTCCTCGTAGAGGTCTTGATCCTCATCATGATCGAAATACCTAGCGATGCGGTTCTGGTTCGCATCGTCGTTCAGGTCGTCCGAGCTATGTAGCATTGTTGGCCTCCTTCTTCGCCTCCTTAGCTACCTTATCCTGGTAGTCCTCGCAGATGTTGCGGAAGATCCTGCAACGGGCACGCAGGGTCTTTTCGAAGACTTCGACCGCGAAACGGCGAGCAGCCGCAACATCACCCGGTAGATCGGGTTCCTCACCCGTGAACTTCGGTCGCACATCCCAGAACTTGAGAGCCGAGATCAGCAGCGGCAGAGCACTAGCCGGAACCCACCCGATGACTTGATCGGTCCACTCGTTGTCGTCATTGCGGACGAGGTCCACGATATCGCCGTTCGGCTCGAATACGGCCACCTCGAAGTCCGAAGACTCGTAGCCAGTCTCGTCCTCATGGTATGGCGCATTCTTGTTTTCGCAGTAGTTGCCAGGACCGAATGATACCGACAGCTTGTAGCCGTTGGAGATCGTGTACTGGAAACCACGCTGCCAGACGAAGAGCTTCGCGTTGTTGTGCTTGTGAACCATGCTATCCATTATACCTATTCTCAGGGGCTGTCAACTAGGGAACTACACTTTTTTTAAATCGACGTAAGTGTCTGTCAGTAAAGGACTTAGGGCTCGCGGGGCGGCCCGCCACGCCGTAAACCCTTTAATTGCAGCGGGTTAGCTACTACCAAGAACTTTGGTAGTAGGCTTCGCTCCATAGGCTGTCATTGGATTCCAGGTGATGGATCAGACTAGTACAGACTTTGATTGTCCGTCGCAGTTCGTCCGCGTAATAGGAATCGTAGTCAGTAGAGCCAAAGAAAAAGCCACTGACGGTAGGCATTGTCTCATGACAGGTTTTGTGGTCTCCTTCGTTGTAGGCATCCAGAGCGAACATACAATCCGCACGGAGTTCGTGCAGGTGTTCAGGCTTCACGTTGTACTGCCCGCAGTCATCATTGCCATCCTGCACATGCTCGACGAACCACTGATGAATGTGGTTTGCCTTGCGCCAATATGCGACAGCATATTCTTTGGTGACGCACACCCAATCATTGGGATCGCGATGCATGGTATCACCATCACCGCCAAATCCCTTGATGCTACACTTGGAATGCTCTTTGAGCCTGAGGTACATGTCTAGTCCCATAGCGGTATTCTACTCCTCTTCGCCTTCGGTGTCACTAAAAATCTCGCCAGCGTAGATGCTTTCGAGGTCCAAGATCAGAGTGATCATCTCCCAGATCATGGGATAGTTCTTTTTGAACTCATCCGCAGCCTGATCATTCATCCATGCCACCCCATGTTCTAGGTCGGCTTGTATAGCGTAGGATAGACGCTCCTGTAGCTCACTTAGTCTCACTTGTCTGTGCCTCTTCTTGGGCGTGCAATCACGGTAGCTGATGAGTTCAACTAGACGCTCGAATGGGTTGTCCATTAGGATCGGATGGGGTCAATGAGGTAATAGATTTCGGAGGTAGTGAGACCCCAGTTGAGGTTCTGCATGTTGATGCGGAAGTAGGGTTCGCCCTGGAGTTCCATCTCGCTCACGATGTCCCGCATACGGGCGACATCCATCTTCGGGTCGATGCGTTGGACGATGGCGAGGAGTTCTTGCTTACTCTTCATGCTATCAATTATACCTATTCTGGGGAGCCGTCAACTAGCTATCCCATCTTTTTTTAATTGACGTAAGTACCTGTCAGTAAAGGACTTACGGCCCGCGCCCCGGCCCGCTCGATCATAAGTGCCTTATTTGAAGCGACTTACAAACTTGGAAACATTGCGAATCCAGTGGACATTTAGTCCCTTGGGGTCATTCTTTGCGCCAACAGGACAATAAACACGCCCCAGAAAAATAATGAACTTGCCATGCTTACCAGCCTTCACCCAACGGTCGTAGTTCTTTTGAACGGTTGCAGCACACCAGCCAGCCTGCGAGCGATACGTAGGCTTCACACGAGGGTGCAGGATGCCATACTCACGACCCTTTCCACCATTCTCTGCATACCGAATGGCAGCAACGATAGGAGCAAGCTCATTACGCATCTCGGGCCTGATGTTGGCACGTATGGCCTGATCGAATAGCTGAGAGCAACGGATACCGTCCTTCTGAAGGACCGCATCGTGGGCTTTGGTCTGAGCGTTGCAGGTGATGCAGAGGAGGAGAGCTACAAGGAATCGCATGGTTACCATTATACCAATACTATCGACCAGCGCAAGCACCTTTCTTTAGCATGGCACCGGAATATTTCGCGGGACTCCGATGGAACGATGCGTCGCCTCCGCCCCATACCTTGTGTCTCATGAATTTA